ATGGACAACAAGAGAATGAATGAGCGCTAGCTCTTCTAAGATTAAAAACTTTAAAAAGTGAAAAAAGTGAAAAATCAATAGTTTAAGAATTTTTAGAAGCCATCTAAAAGAACACTTAGAAAGTTCTTAAAAGCCATATCTAAGAGCCATTACAAGAACCCTTAGAAAAAACCTACCTAAAAACCATTTAGAAGCCACATGAAGCTGTTATGAAAATCTTCTTAAGAACCATTCTTCTTTTAATAACACTTAGCCTTTATCCAATGTCTATAAGGCATCAGTTCTACAGTATCTTTGATTGTTAAGTAATCCAAACGAACACCGTTTTCATCAACATAAATGTATTCGTTTTCTAAGCAGCCCTCATCAACAAATGAAACATCGTATTCAGTCATCATTTCAATGTGAACTTCATTGCCATAGAAACATTCAATAGGTTCTTCGTAAATCTGAACTTCAAGAATGTTGCCTTGTGAAATTTCTGAATCTAGTTTTTCAGTTGTTGAAAGTGCTACCTGAACATTATTGCCATACCAAATTCTTGCTTCCCATGGAATAACTTCTAAATCAATTTCAAATGAATTTGAATAATAGAATTGCCCTTGAAGATTAGGCGAAATCTCCAAATCAACTTTAAGCTCTTGTCCTTGGTAAATGTAATTGGCGTCACAGTCATAAGTGTATGGGTCAATCATGTCAATGGAAAGGTCATCGCCATCCAATACTTCATTTGAAGGGCAGGTTTTAATAATGCCTGATTCATCGAAGCTAACGTTTAATGTCATGCCATCTGCTAGATACATATAACCAAGAACATAATCTAGGGTTTCTGAATATTCCAGTGATTGCCCTGTATAGCAATTCACTTCAAGATTCACCATTGTGGCAAGGTCTAATGGTTGAAGTTGCATGCCATTGATGGCGTAGTGTTCTGAATTTATGTCAGTGTCATAATCCTTGTTGTATTCCCAGTAAATGTTATTCCAGCCAATATCATTGAATGGTCTGTTACAGCATTGTTCTTCCATCCAGATGAACAGGTTGTTTTGCCCTTCTAAGGCTACATAAACCGTGTTTGGATTGTTGCCAATGATTTCTGGCTGGAATATTGAGGGCGGGGTTGCTTCAAAAAGGGCGTTTAGATGTTCAAGTGTTTGCCCTTGGTGAATGTCAATTTGCCCAAATGACAATCCGTTTGAACTGTGTCTAAGTTCTACATCATGAACAAAGTAGCCAGTGCCCAGTTCAAGGTCAGATAAGACTTGTTCATCCCAAATTAGTGTTTGCCCTTGCTGGATTGGGATTTGGAAATCCGTGATTTCACCTAGAACTGGTTTTAATGTTTGCCCCTGATGAATATCAACAACGAAGTCTTTTCTAAGGTCTAATGAGGCTAATGTTAAGGTTTGCCCTTGATGGATTTCTGCGCCAAATTCCGCTGGCGAATACCATTCAACAGATTGCCCTTGATGAATGTTGATATGCCCTATCAGGGATTCATCAAATGACAGTGTTGTGCCTTGTTGAATGTCAATGACATCCACTTCTTTAGGAATAACAAGGTCAACTGTTAAATCTTGTGATTGATGAATTTCAATAGGTGGAACGTCTTCAGTGAACTTGATTTCAAGAACATTGCCCTGATGGAAGTCTATGCTGAAATCGGCTTGATAAAACGATGAATGGGGCAGGATGGTGTTGCCCTGTTCAATGTCAAGCAGAACCAGTTCATTTGGTGCTGGATTACACAGCAGTTCAGGGAAGATGAAGTTTCTTTCTGCTACGAATTGTTCATAGAGAATAGAGCCATTTGGCAGGACTTCAGAAGGATTTGGGGAGGTAAAATTTCTTTCCGCTACAAAGAAAGCATAATCAGCAGGCTTGCATAAGCGCAAGTCAGCAGGCAGTTTGTTAGGCGGATTCTGGGGCATGGTTAGTGGCAGCAGTGGAAAGGAAATTTCATTTATTTACGCCAATTAGCTGATAATATTGATGATATTCAATAATCAAAAGAAAGTGAATGTTTATTCATGAATGCCTATCAAGTCGTAAACCAAAACTTCACAGCGGGCTTTGGCGCTTGCATCAAACTGGTTTCCTACCTGCATGACCAGTATGAAAAGGTAGAATGCGCTGCTAATTCAATCGTCTTTTCTAAGGGCAAATACACTGGCACTATTCTCGTTGATATAAATGAGGAAACTTCAGAGCCCTACTTGTCATTGAATCTGGTGTACATGAATGTCGCTAAGGATTCCATGCAATCAGAGCCACTGATTGTTACTGATGGTTTGACAGCAGAAGAAATTCATGTTTATCAAAGCACATTGCCAGAGATTATTAACAACAAGATTCTGAATGGCATGGACGCCCTTGATGAATACATCAGAACTGAACTGGAAAGCCATTCTGTTAGTGGCGATGATGAGGATGAGGATGAAGAATAATTGATAAAGCATATAAAGGAAAAGCCGCCCTTGTTTCAGGCGGCTCTTCTTTTCTTTCAACCAAATGTATTTATGCAGCTTCTTTTTCTTTGTAACCAAGTCCGTAGCAATCATGGCATTTCTGTTTATTCCACGATGTTGCCGTATTCAACGGGAAGTAGTAAGAGTTCTTTGTTTTCAAAACACCAGTTCCCGCACATTTCTTACAACTTATAACTTTCATAATGTCTTTATTTATCAATAAGTTAATGAATAATGATGGATTTAGGTTCTTTTTGTTTGGCTTCTTCTTTAGCCTTAGCCTTAGCTTCTTCTGATAAAAGAACATCCAGAATCACTTGTCTACCTTCATTAAGTAAAAGGTCATACTGGCTGGCGATTTCAGGGTCAGTTGGCTGGCGGAAAAGTTCTGATATGTGAACAGTTACTGAAGGCTCAATGATGGTAAGTGGCGGCAGAAGTTCTGACATGAAAGCCAAGCCCATATCAACAACATTAGCGTCTTCATACAAGTAGAAGTAAAGCCCTGTAGCTTTGCCTGCCATCGCAACGTTTCCTACTTCAATCGCTTTCAGAACAAAATCTACTGTTCGTTTATGCTCTGCCTTATCGGCATGTCCCAAAAGGGCTTCAAAGCCTTCCTCAAGAGTTTCAACTTTTACTTCTTTGCCATCATTACCTTTTGTGTATGAAACGTAGTAAAGTTTGCCTTCTAAATTGGCTAGCATTGATTCTTGTCTGCCAGATGCTCCTGAAATGAAAGTAGCAACAATGCCTTTATGCCCAACATCCAGTTTGATAATCCAGTTCTTTAAATCGTAGGAAAGCAGGGTTTCCACAAAATCATCAATACGCACTTTGGGATTTGTGAATGAAAAATGGAACTTCAGGTGTTGCGTTACTTTGGTTGCTTTAAGGCGCTGTTGTAATTCATACATGGTTATCTGGCGTTTGCCATTACCCCATTGAATAAACATGGCATCGAAAAGGTCTTCATCATAAAGATGCAAATCAAGTTCAGCTTCTTTATGACTAATGATGTAATCGTCATATCTATTATCGGTTTTTTCTACAGTAAGTTCAGCGGGATTGAAGCCAGTGTACAGCAGGGCGTCTTTGATTGAGATTAGAAGTGGTTGAAAACGTTTGGGAAGTTCTGTTGTTTTCATTTGTATTGCTCCTTTTGAGGGGGTTATTGAATCAAGCCCCATCATAGCATTGCCCGCTGTTTCTTCAGTTAATTTATAGCCATCTTTCATATCGACTATAAAACAGATATTTCTTAAATAGAAACAAGCCTTTATGGATGATAGCCGCAATGACAACCACACCATCATTTGATACTTCCGACAAAATTGTTCTACAGATACCTGCAAACACCATTATAGAAATAACCACTAAGCTTGAAGATGTTGAGCAAGGGCTTAGTTTTGTGAAATCTGAACTCGTTCAAATACAAGAAAAGATGTCTGATTTGGGCGAGGAACTGGAAACATTGAAAGGTAAAGTTAAGAGAAAGGGACTGTTTGGCTTCTTCAAGCGGAGCTAAATGATGAATGCCCTATCATGGATTTTCCATCTAACTGCTGAACAGATAGCCATTATTGGTGTTGCTGTAAGTGGCACTTACTTTTCATTGTCTAAAAGTGGCGTTATTCCCAAAGCCATTTCGCTTCTAACTTCTAGTAATCCTGAAGATAAAACACCTGAACATTGCAAAGTTTATACCGATGAAAGAGAAAAGCTCCTCGGCGAAAACAAGGAGCTTAAGGATAAGTTAGTTGAACTAAGCCGCATTCAAAAGACATTGCAGCTTAGAATTTCATTGCTTGAGAATGTGATTGAAAGCCAGAAAGGCAGGATTCAAGAGATTACTGGTCTTTTGATTAGCCACGAGCAGAAGATTCGTTCATCTCCTGAAGCTCCACAAAAAGATTAAAGAGCTTAATAATTAACACAAGAAAGTTATGCCCTGTAATGGGCGTAAATTCTCTTAGGCAAAACCATCTAAGGATGCTTCTTCTAATGTCCTGAATTGGTGTAAATTCATCCAGAACATCAATATTCATGTTTCTTCTAATATCAAAATGCTTCTTCAAGTCTAACAGTTCGTTTTCTTTTGGAAGAATAAGATTCTTGAAAATCAAGTGGTCTTTGTCATCAATGAACAACAGTGTTTTATGGGGCTTGTTCCATTCAATCTTATCGTAGGTAAAGATGGCTGTCTGTTCAAGCGTGAAGGAATAGTTACTTCCACTTCTTAAACACATTCCTTTTAACTCACGCCCTTCATAGAAAGAAGCAAGAATTTCGGATAGCTCCCTTGCAAGGGCAGTTTTGCTTTGGATTAGTTGCACTAACAAACTGCGATATTCTTCGGCAAATTTTTCTTTATCCATCATTGTGTACCATATAGTCAGAGGATTCATTTTCATTAATCGTTGAAAACCATTTGCATGAAAATCACATCCCTAATGGCGTCATACGTAGAAAAGTGTTTAGGGAAATCTTTCAGCTTTTCATTAAAGCCTTTAGGGCGGTAAACTCTGGAATCTTCACCAGTTAAAACTTCAAGGAAAGTTCTTACATCTCTTGACATGAATGGATTGAAGGGATAATCAAGCCCTGAAACCTTAAACAGATTTCTTACAATGGGAATATCAAAATCTAAGCCCCTTGTCCAAAGTGTTGATTTTCTTGAATAACTGTTTTCTTTAAGGAAATCAATGATTTTTTGGCAGCCTTCTTCTAATGAAACATCATCAGGTGTGGCTTTCAGGTTCAGGTCTTGTACTTCTTGGGGCTGTTTCTTCCACCAGTTTTTAGTATCATCGGTGTAAGAGAATCGCTTTGTGCCAAAGAGTTGCTTCTTATCGAATCTTACGGTTAATGCCCGTTTTAACAGGTCAAATGGCTCATCTTTACCATCAATGTTAAATGGCACGATGCCAAGATTAAGCACTAAAGCATCATGGTCTGTGCCAAGTGTTTCTGTGTCTAAAAGAAAATCTACTGTTGACATTTATTTGCTCCTTTTGTCTATTGCGGCTTTATTCTGCATCTTCTAAAATCAATGATTTAATAGCGTCAATGCCTTTCTGATAGACGACTGTTCTGAAGGCTCTAATAATGTCGCCATTTTCCAGATTCCATTCACAACGAATAACCCTAAACCAGCCTTCATCAACATAGGCTTGTTCCGCGATTTGGCGTTTATTTAGAATGTGTTTTCTGATGAGTAACGGGATAACTTGTTCATTAAGTTCTTCTTGAGTGATATTCAGGGCATCGGAAAGCCTACTTAGCTCGATAGTGTTTTCATCATCACAAATGAAGTCATAAAAATTAACTTTTTCTTCAAGTGTTGTTTGGATTGTTTTCATATGATTTGCTCCTTTTAAGCAATGTTACGTTTGCTGATAAGCCGACGAATGGCGTCAACGCCCTTTTGAAATACAACTGTTTTCAAGTAAACGATTGGTGTGTTTGATTTCTTATCATTGTAGGTACATTCTACCAGTTTGAACCACCCACGGTTAATATAGGCTTGATAAGGATGGTTTGATGCTTGAAAGATACCTTCATCTCTCAAGAAATTATAAAGTTTGTTTCTTCCAAAGCCTTTTATTCCTAGCAATTTAGCTGTTTCGCCAACAGTTATCATTGATTCTGTTTGCATTACTGCATCATAAAACTCAGCCTTTGGGAGCAATTTCTCCACTTCCTGTTGCTTTTCCGCAAGCTGGAGAAGTGCCTCTGAATAGTTCTTAGGCAACATATTGTAGAACGGATTGCGAGATTGTTCTTCAAGTTCCATCCAACGCTTGTTTACAGCATGGCGATGTGGAAGGCTGTATCCAGTTATCAGGTCAAGAACAGCTTCTTTGGAAAGTTCATAACACGGGTATGTTCGTTGAAGTGAATCTTTGTAAGTTGCTGATTTTATTAGTTCTCCTGACTTTTCAGGAGAATAAATTTCAAGATAGTAGTTCTCAAGTTTCTTACAATCAGTCATTACATTATCGTGGCGTTTGCCAGTTATCTCCGCGATTATGCGCGAATCCATCGTTACAACAGTTTGAAGTGTTTGAAGTTCAGTATTCATTAAAGCCTCCTTTTAAGATTAAGAAATTTATCTGATGATGTACATCTAGGTTCACCATTCTAAAGAGTTAATAATTCTTTGCAATTACATTCCGTTCAGACAAAAGAAAAGCCCTCTAAAAGAGGGCAAATTTACAGAGGTATGTCATATGCAAATCTTGGGCTACTTGATGGCGGCGGATGCTGGAGGTGCTATATCAACCGCCGTCAATCAAGCCCCAAAGGAATCCTCTTAAAGTGTAGGCGGGAAAGAGATAAGAAACCGCCAATGTAAGTAGAGAACCCCCTGATAAAACTGGTGGGAAGCCTAGGATTTGAACCTAGAGTGCCTTGTGAGGCGGCAGATTTACAGTCTGCTGGCTTAACCGTTCGCCCAACTTCCCATGGCGTCCTTAACAGGGCTCGAACCTGTAACCTACAGCTTAGAAGGCTGTTGCTCTATCCGATTGAGCTATAAGGACTTTAAGGACTTTAAGGTCAAATGACAGAGCGGAAAACCGGAGGCAGATGAACCATAAAACTGCCATAAACCCGCTCTGTCATTTGATGTGCGTATTATAGCGCCATCAAAACACTTGTACAGTTAAATAATTGTTAGAAATTCTTTGCAAAGGAAGTAACCTCAAAATGGCAGACCTTAATACATACAAAATTGAAATTGACCGTAGCCGTGATTACGGCGTGTTTGAAAACCTTACTGAAGCACAAACTTTCCAACAGTTTCTTGAAGCCAAGAAAGCTGCTGTTAAAGAAGACGCTGATAAAGACACTGATGCTGATAAAGACACTGATGGCGATGACGATAAAGAAGACAAAGTTGATGAAAATGATGGCGGCGAAGGCGAAGAATAAGCCACATTGTCCGTTATCATAAAAGAAAGCCGCCCATTTGTTAGGCGGCTTTTCTATTGTCATCAATCAATTTACATCTGGCTATCTTCTTCATCATCCTGCTGTTTAATCAAACCAAAAGGATTGATGAAACCAGTATCCAATCCCATTGCATCATCCAATGTTCGTTCTTGAGTAAGCTGTTGCCCTTCAAAGATTGAATCTGTGTCAACAGCTTCACCAAACTGAACTTCATTAGCATTGAAAGCAGGCTGTGCATTTTGAACATTGCCGCTTGATTTCTTTTTCTTCTTTTTCGTTTTCTTCTTAGTAACTTCTTCACCAGCCGCCACATTAGCCGCTTGTTGCTGTTCTTTTTCTTTCTTAATAGAATCAGGGTCTTTAAACAGTTTCTTGGCTTTTTCAAGTGCAGCTTTATTCTTATCCTTCTTGCTGCCGCCAGCTTTCTTCTTCAATTCATCCTCTGATGCTGGCTGCCAGCCTAATGCCATCAACAGCGCTTTTTCCAGTTTCAATCCGCCTCTTGTAATACAGGCATTGCCAGAAAGCAAGCATTGTGAAGTGGGAATCGGATGTTTGAAATCTTTAGCAACCAAGAAGAATGGCTTTTGCGGGGATTCTTCATAAGCCTTGTAATTGCGTTCTTCTTCATTTGTCCATGACTTCAGGAGCATGGCTGTTTGCTTAGCTTCATCCCGTTTAGCTTTTAGGCGCTGTTCATTCTTAGACGCTTCTTCATCATCAGGAAACTGAAAAAGGGCAACACCAACAATGTACTTCCAATCGTTATCGCCAGTTTTATGTAAGAGTTGCAGAGGAATTTCTTTCTTATACTCATACACTTCTTGCCCATTAACGCTTTTAGTACGGGATTTACGCCAGTCTTGGGTTTTGAGCGATACCGGGAAACGTGATGATGTTAAGTCGTTCTTGGTTGTGTTGAAGCGTTGGTCTTTTGAATCTTTAGCAGTGCCAGCTTCCAGTAAATCATTGCCATTTGGGTCATAGGGCATGTGATGCAAAAGCCCCAAGTAAACAGTGTTTGCATTTAGTTTTACATAAGGGGAAGCCTCTGATGAAACGCTATCGTTTTCAATGCGTTCATAGGGATAGGGTTTTAGACGGTTTGAAATAACTAACATTTTCTTATGCTCCTTTCTTAATGCTGTCTAACAATAGGTCCATTTAATGCACCTACGATGATTTGTGTAAGAACATTGGCGATTTCGTTAAGGTTTTCACCAATAGCTTTATGGTCTAATGAAATGCCTTCTACATCACCAAAGATTTCTTTTGGATTGGATTTCAAAAGAACTAACTTCAAACGGGGCTTAGTTAATGTGGCTAAAATCATTAACCCCAGATGTTCTGTTAGTTTTATAACAATCGTGCTATTCACAATGTCGTAGAGCATCTTGGAATCATTCCAGAACTGAACGATTCTGATATTGCCGCTTTTCTCAATCTTTTTAATGCAATTATCATTCTTCGCAAGTTCACTTAAGAAATCATTGAGTTTTGCCGCTACATCGGAAGTTTTGCTGTCAATAAGATTATAAATGTATTCAATCTTTTTCTTGATTTGAGTATCATTAAAAGGTACAATATTTACTGTTTTAATTGCTATAAGTTCTTTAATAAAAAGAATAAAGTTATTATAAAAGTCATTCAAAATTTCTTTATCCTGATGAGACATATAGAACTTATTAGGTGCGTTCCAATCAAATGTTCGCCAATTTACATGAATGATTTGATAATCTTTCTTGCCATTTTTGGGCGTATAACTTATAGAAAGCCATGCTAAATCTGATAAATCAGCTTCTAATTCGTATTCTTTTCTGCTAGCAAAGTTAATAAAAACTCTTTCTTCATAATTGTTAATCTGCGCAGATTTAACATCAGATATATGAATACTATTGATGAAATGAATGAATGGGTTATAAGTCGCAAAATCTTTTCGCAGGTGTGCTGCTTTGTATGCAAGCCTCATTAAATCAGCAGTTTTATCTGTAATTGCCGCCATTAAAAATGCCCTCATTGGTTGTTTTGGATGAGGGCATTATCTTGTAAATTTGGGTTTGCTTCTGTTACAGAACGGTTAGCAAAAAGAAAAAGCGAGCATCATTACCCGCTTGTTAGTTTTAAGTTATTCGTTGTTGGCTTTGCATTCTGGCATACTCTTCGGCTTCCTGCTTTTGATAATCTTCAATAATGCCAATAGCCAAACGCAAATCCTGCATGGTCATGCGCTCCAATTCGGAAGGCAGGAAGCCATGGAGTTTTGTTAATAAAACAATAGTCTTCATGAGCATGTATTCCTGCTCCTCGGAGCATACTACTTTAGTAAGTTATCCAAACCGAATCTATTAAAGACGTATTCACGCTTGCAATGCGGGCAAGTAATTTCCTGCATGATGTAGACTTGCGGGCGCTGGTTAATGAACTCAACAATATCAGAATAAATGGTTAAAGGGAACTGGTCAAGCCACATTACAAATTCTTCTTCAGTAAACGGTTCTTCCCACAGTTCATCATTCACCCAGATTTCAGCCACACTATTGTAAACAACCTTGTTGATGAGTTTCAAACGGGCTTGATATTCTTCTTCAGTAAGTTCTTCTTCTGGCTTTTCAATAAGCGCCATTTGTGAAGAGGATTCTTCTTCTAATTTTCTGTATTCTTCCCACGTAGGGAATTTCAGCTTGAGAATAACGCCATTTCCCAGTTCAAAGGTATCTTTTTCTGGGCGGCTAATTTTAATATCACTGGCATGGAAGGAAAGATTAACTTCTGTATCACAATCAATTTCTTGGTCTTTCAGGATTTCTTTTTCTTCTTCCTGTGTTTCTGGATTGATTTTAGTAATCTCAATGTCTTCAATCACTTTATAAGGGCATTTGACAGTAAGGTCAATGGTGGGCTTGATTGAGAGCAAGTAAATCATCATGAACAAGTATTCAATGATGTAGGACTTTTCCTTGTTGATGTTGAAGTTATCTGGCTCAACAACACAGGATTCAATAATCTTGCCAAATGTTTTTGTAAAGGTTTCGGGATGCTTCATGTTCGTGATAGTCAGAACATCCTTATATTCCTTTGTAACCATTTGCCGAATGGTGTACTTTTTATCTGGCTCGTTTGGTACTTCTACTGGGTAGCGAACGAATGATATTGCTGAAGGTAAAGCCATATGCGGGGTCTCCTTAAATTTTTACTGCTAATAGTTTATTTGACTGTTCTTTGTCTTCATCTTTTACAAGCCCATGATGCGTTAAATCCACATTTGAGCCTGTAATCGTTTTGTTGTTAGTGTCAATGATGTAGTAGTTCTGTGAAGCCTTGGATGAAAGGTTTAAGTTCTTGTCAGAATAGCCATTGCCGCCTACTAATGAAGCTGACCTTGCAAATGTGTCTGTAATCATGGTGGAATGAATATGCCCAAAGATTACGTAATCCACGTTTTGCCCTTTATCAGCATAGCGCCCTTTAAGTTTGGCTACTTCTGCTTCTGGATTCTTTGAAGCCAATGTGTTGTTGCCATGTGTAAGAAGCAGTTTGAAGCCATCAATATCCAGCAGTTTTTCATGAACATCATCATTCATGGAAATAAATTTGACTTTATTGTTATTACAGAAAAGCCGTTCAAGGCAGTTGTGAATGATGTAATCAAAGTTGTCGGTAGCGGTATGTTTTGCCCATGATACAAACTGCCCTATTCTGGATTCATTGCCAATAACTGATGCGACATACACTTCATCAGCCCATACGGCTACACTTGCAATGAACTCTTGCAGAATATCCAGCGCTTCAACTAATGTTTCTGCTCTTGTGCCAGCGTTCATAGTAACTTCGTCTAGGCGTCTATCTGAGTTCATCATATCGCCAGTGAAAGCAATGACTACTTTCTTGATTCCTTTTTGTGTGAAGGTTTTATAAACTTCATTATGGAAATGCTTGAGTTTTCTGTAAGCTACTGCGTTGTTGTGTTTGTATGGATGTGAGTTATCCGTCGTTTCACCAAAATGCAGGTCTGAAAGCTGAACAACACCAACTTTTGAAGTGTCATTTTCTTCTGAAATGTGATAAGAATCAACTGGGGAAGCAAAGATAACGTTTTGCAGGGCTTTGTGGATTTCTTCATAAAGCGTTGTAAGTGCTGTTACCTCCCTGTCAATATTGCGGTTAATCTTTCTGTGTAAGTTGTTTTGGTCTCTAGCGTTTTGTAGGGATTTTTGAAGGCTGATGATTTGGTCTTGTTGATATTGGCTACGGCGTTCATTGTTTTCATCCGCTTTTTCTTCAAACGCCCTTCTTACAATACCCCTTACTGTGGATTCTTGGGAACGTGAGCCAAAAACCAAGTCGGCAATGCTTCTGAAAGAGTAGCCTTCTTCTCTTAATTGTACGATTTGTTCGATGATTTCTTCTGAATGTTGCATTGTTTAGTAACAGTTTTGTTTAACATGAATATGCGAATTATAACAGACAAAATGAATAAAGCCCTGTTTAATCAGGGCTTTCAGGTTGTAAGAAAATGTGCGCGAGTGGGTTAATACCCTCGTTTGCCTCTACTACGTTTTTCGCTAACTTCCATCACTAATATCAAATAAACACCCCACTGAAGACCAGAAACAATCCACCAAAATTCAGGTATAAAGTAAATGCCGCACACGCTTTGAAGTTTTCTAGTTTCATTGTTGCTCCTTTGTCTAGTCTATTCACACGTCTGCCAGATACTTGGTAATATCGGCGCGGTCATCATCGTTCAAATAGTGCATAGCGTACTTATCCTGTAATTCCTTCCACTCTGCGCGTGTTAGCCCCATAGCATCTACTAGCGCCGCCAAGTTGTATCCGTCGCGGCAATGGGCATAGCCAAGCAGTTGCGCTTCAGCCAAATCCAACTGATGTTTATCAACAATGTCTTCTTTTACCGGATAATGGCGTAAGGAATTTAAAGAATCTTCTTCGCTTATCGGGTCAAATTCACCAGCGATAAACGGAATATCTATTCCAGAATCATCATGGCATTCCCAATAACCGAAGCGTGTATCTGGCTTATTCTCCCAAGCCATTACTGCCCCTGATTCACTAGTCGCCACCCATTCACAAAAATCAGGAATGGAAATTGTTTCACCAAAGTATTCAACTTGACGCAGCTTAAGCGGGCTGAAGTTTTTGAATTTCATAATTGAATCTCCATCAAGCTATCTTGCCAGTGTTGTGCAGCTATTGCTGGCGGAAACCACGCAACTGGAACATCATTATCTTCGCCGTTTATGTTTTCGCGCCAGCATCCGGGTCTAAGCACTGGCTCTGTTTCATAAACATAAGTTGAACCATCTGCGCGCATTGCTATCCACCGTGCATGTGGCGGAACAACAACATCACGCCCGTAATAGTCTTCAACAATACGATATTCCGGTTCTTTCTTCTCAGGAAATAGCTTGTCTTCCAATGCGCGTATAAGACTTATATCACGCAAATGATTTGGCACTGCGTGTTTTACCCAACTTTCCCATGTAATTTGCAAGCCATTCCTTCCAGCCCGATAGAGTATGGTATCCATAATAATATTAGTCACATAATCTTTTGCTTCGCTTGAAAGTTGTCCGATTACATCCAAGGTATGAGCCTGTTCCAGTTTGACAGCTACTTCAAGCATCCATTGTTGGTCACGCGGACAATAAACAAGTGTGTCATTCCAGCTATCACTTTCAAATATCATTCTGGCATCAAGAGACCAAATTTCACCAGCTTCAGCCTCCCAGAAGCAGTAACTAGCGTGCGGTTCTTCTGCAAATGCCTTAATCCTGCCATCCACATTAGCTGCTATCCAGTTAGCACGGCTTGGAATGCGCAGAACGTTACCATAAAACATCACTGTTTTGTGATGTGTTTCAATTATCATATTCCCTCCGTTTAAATTTCATAGCCCCATTATAGGGCTTGCTAGCAGAACTTCAATGAAGTTTTGTAAAGACAAAAAATAAAGCCCTGAAGTTGGTCGGTTCTTCAGGGCTTTATCAGCGGGCGGAATGTGTTAGTTATTCCCTTTCTTCTTAGCAGTAGTCCGTTTCTTCGTTTTAGCTGGCTTTTCTGCTTCTGATTCTTCTTCGTTCACGTCCATCATGTAATCGTAGTAAAACCATTTGTAGTAAGCCAACAAGTAATCCGAAACTTCATGTGGCAATTTTACCATGTGATTTTTGAAGTATTCTTCTTCCTTGTCTTTCATGAGGAAAGGCTCTGTCATGATTTGAAAAAGAATCTTCATGTAAGCAGGTCTGGCTGGCACTAATTCTTTCAGCTTGCCATCAAACATTTGTGTAATAGCTTTTTGTTCAGGAACTCTAAGCAGCGTAACTGTACAGGGCGCTTCGATTTTGTAGGTGTTTTCTGTTTCTTCTTTTAGGTGTGCAATGAAAGCGCCATTTGGCGTTGCGAACCAGCAAACTTTATTAAGGTTTGGGCTTGGCTGGTTTTCTTCCAAATGCACATTTTCTTCATAATCAAAGTAACCTTCTTCAGCAAGTTGTGCTGATGATGGCAGGTTATCTTTTACTTGCTGTTGTAGTTCTTCAACGATTTTAGCTTGTTCTGGGTTCATAGGGTTTTGCCTTAGTGGATTCTGATTAGTTCGTTAGGATTATACTTGTTGTTAATGGAATAAATGTTAAATGGCTCAATCCAATTCATTGTAATGGCTGGTGTTTGATAAATTATGCTGCCCGGTTCTGGGATAACGTTGCCATCTTCGCCATATTCGGGGTATTCCTTAAGCAAAACCAAGTCATACTTATTATTAACCACAACGTAGTCATAGCAGTTTCTAAGGCTTCCTAAAACGTAAGTAAAAAATCTTTTCCAGTCGTCAAAGCAATAATTCTGTAGGATTTCAAGGTTTAGGGGCGATTCTGTAACCTGCTCTTTTGTATCAATGCCAAATGAAGCTACTTCAACGTTTTTATCCTTCATGTCTAAAAGAAAAACATTGCCAAATTCATCTAGGCAAATACTGCGGTATCGGTCTGTATTGAAAACTGCTACTGGATAGCCGCAGAAATGAATGAATCTTGAGTTGAAGCTGACGAACATTACTTCTTCAAGTGTATGCAACTTGCCACATTTTTCTTCTTCTAAGAATGAAGTGCCTTCTTTCTGTTCTGTTTGCCCATCATTGTGAAGAATGGTAACTGTTTTAGAATTGTACTCAACGACGAAGCCTTTTATAGTTGGCAATGAATCTGGGTTAATTTGTATTACAGATTTGCCACCGATAACAAGGTAAATGTTATTTGATAATTCAGCCATCTTGTTCTCCTTTTCCTGAAGAAGCAATGTAACTAAGAAGCGGCAGTAACGCCGCTATTGATGCCATTAGTGATAGTAAAGCTATCGCTAGAATTATTAACCCTGTCATTTTCTCACCTTGCCGCCGCCCCAGTGTTTCGGAAGTTCCAAACCAAACATTTCACACATGGCATAAACGGCAATTTCATAGGCTCTGTATGCACCTTCATAGTATTCTTTGTTACGGTTATGTGGGTCAATTTTAGCCATTGCTTCATCTGATTCTTTAGCTAAGAATGATTGAAATTCTTTTAGATTGTTGATGAGTTCTTCTTTTTCCATTCTGTACGGATTCGCCCCATGCAGCGGGCATTCAGAAGTAACCCACCAGCCATATTGCTCGCCATTACCGCCTACTCCCTTACCGTAACAGTTATCAATAATAGGACAAACACAGCCTTGTTTGGCTGCTTCAACGCTACCGGGGGTTGGTTCTTGTATATTCATTTTCACACCTTCCATAAACTAATTGCTGCGGCTTCAGAGCCGATTGGATTGGCTTCTCCAATGAACATAAATTCATCTTTAGAATAATCACATGCCCACGCCAGTATGTCTTTGTCATATGCTGGCTTTTTAGAATAGCTGTAAATTTCACCATCCGCATCAGTAGCCAGCCATTCATGGTTTATGGGAATGCTAATGATTCTACCAAAGTATTCAACTTGACGCATTGGCGGATTGAAGGTTTCAGTATTCATTTCACACTTCTCCTAATGGAAAATGGCGCAGAGTTTCGATAGCGCCCGGTTCACCAGCAAGGGTAAACGAGCCAATACGCACATCTTCCGCCCCATAGCGTCGTTGTGGAATTATCCACATTCCGTTCAATTCTTCTGGTTTTACTGAATAGCTGTATGTAACACCATCATCACCCGTAGCCACCCATTCATGCTCCGCAGGGATACTAATTTTCGTGTCGAAATATTCAACTTCCCGCATAAGGCGTGGCTTGAAATCTTTAAGTTCCATTTTCACACCTTCTTCAAACTATCTTGCCAGTTAGCATCACTTGTGGTTTCATCACGCCAAGCAACTTGTGTCATTTGTCCGCGTTTTTCTTGCATACCATAGCCCCAGAAGAACCCTGCTGAAATGTCTGGCTGCATGTCAAATGCCATGACAGCGCCGTTCCTGTTCATTGCCACATAAGTTGCCCAACTGGGAATAATTACATCAGAACCGTAGTAGTTTTTAATAACTTTACGTTCTGGTTCGTTCTTCTTAGGAAAAAGCACATCATGCAGTAAATCTCTAACAGGACTTGCTCGTAAGTATGATGGCGCTGCATGTTTCATGAGTGATTTAAAGGTATCACGCGCGCTGCAACTCACTGATTTGATGCGGATAGTTTCAGCAACGTCTTTAATAATGCTGCACATTGCGTTATAAGAAGCGTCGTCATCCTGTAAAGAATGTGCCGCATTCAGCTTACCTACAGTTTCAATCATCCATTGCTGGTCTTGTGGGCAATAAGCAAGTGTTTCTTTCCAATTATCACCTTCAAGCTCCATGCGAGATTCAAGAGACCAAACTGCGGCACTATCAGAATACCATCCTTCATAGTCCCTGATATAGGGTTCGTCCCTGAATGCCAGCATATCGCCATTTTCATCAACAGCTATCCAGTTAGCATTGGCATTGATACGTAGAACATTACCGTAGAACATAACGGTTTTATATGGTGTTTTAAGTTTCATGTTTGCTCCTTTTATTCAATCGTGAAGATAATGTTTATGAGACTTCCCATTCCAGATGCTTTATGCCCTGCTTCAGGATTTCAAGTGCACACTTTTTGTAAACTACAGTCTTTTCCTGATATGGGATTTTTAGCGTTACGTTGATTTGGTAGTCTTTCGATGTATCCATGAAATAGGCGAACGCTTTTCTGATGCCATGGAATACATCTTCGTAATCAATTTCCTTCCCGCATTTATCACAAGTGTAAGTGCAGATTTCTGTTTTCTGGATGCCCATCATTTCGTTCCTACCGGAAAAGTTCTTCTCGTAGAATAGCAATAACCTTAGAACCATACGCGGATTCTGAAATAGCATGGGTAAGGAATGCGTCATAAGCCTGCTGTGTATTGTCATATGCGCGTTTGGCGTTTTTCTTAATATGACCAGCAACAAATTTAATTACGTTGTACGCAGTATCTTCGCTTTCATGTATATAAATGCTTGCTGCAAGTGCAAGCATCGCTACTGATTCAATCATCCATTCTTGGTCATGTGAACAGCGAGTGAGAGTGTTTCGCCAATCTTCGCCTTCAAATTCCACGTAATCATCCAAGTCCCAGAATGCCCCGTTTGACACATCCCACCCACTATGAGAGGCATGTGGCTTCATCATTGTTGCCACCAGTCTGCCGTCTTTATCAACAGCTATCCAATTAGCGTGAGAATTGATGCGCAGAATGTTGCCATAGAACATCACAATTTTGTGCGGCGTTTTAAATTTCATAGTTGGTCTCCTTTTCTTACATGAGGCGGGTTGAAGTTTACGCCATCCGTTCGGCGTAAGCTATTACATCTTCTTTAGAATGGAAACACCAGCCCCTACTAAGCAGCCTTTTGTCGGAGCTAGTTCCATACCATTTAACCTCATAATAACCATCTTCTGAACTAATATCAGGGAAGTAGTAAATTTGCCCTTCCTTAACTGGCAGGAACTTCGCTATACGCATCCAGCGGTCGCGCAATACTTGTGCTAAGTCCTTATTGAGTACATTAGCATGCAACTTACCCAATGCTTCTTCACATTGTTCTACAATATCCTCAGAATATTGATTTTTGCTTACTGATTCCCACAAGAATGTGTCTTTGTATTGGCTCAATTCATCTACAATATGGCTAGGAAGTTTGAAACCTTTACTATTGCATTCATACAAAGCTGCATAAACCCTTGCTAAGTATTCAAAACCGCCTTTTACTTCATCAGAGAAAGGTTTTACTACCGTTTCTATGAGTTCAAGATAGCCATTATCGTCATTATCATTGGCTGAAGTAGATTTAACATCAAGAAGCGCGTCAATGAAATTGTTCAAGCCATCTGTAGTCATTCCTACAAAGTAGCGACCAGCCAAATCAGTCTTTTCCTTCCAAACCCTATATTGACAAGTAAGTCCACACAATCTGTGCAATTCAAAATGTAGCGCATTGATTTTGGTTTCATCCACATCCACAGCTTCTATTTGCGCACGGATTTTCAAGTCTTCAGCACATGCTGGCGAATACCAGTTATTATAAAGCATCTTGCGCACTGCCATCGGAACATGGTAATCCTTGAAGCAGGTTTTCAATTCTTCCAAAGGTTTAATCTTTTGGCGCGAATATAGTTCAATCACTACCTGCAACATTGCCCACCAGAAATTACCCGGAAGCCCGCCAGCTTCAGATATGGCTTTTTCTAAACGTGTCTTAAATTCATGAATATTCATTGTTTTTCTCCTCTTTTATAGTTGCACTTTACGCAAGCTATCTCGCCATTTCTTTCCAGCAGTATTCTGACTGCGCCATCCTACAATAAAAGCATTGTTGAAGCCCGTTGTCATCCATTCGCCATCATCGTTTGTAGTCGCTACCGGGTGTTCTTCGTATGCCCACACGCTGTCATTACTATCCATGGCGATAAAATGCGCCGACTTTGGAATGATAAGACCAGTGCCATAGTAATCACGGATAAGAAGGCTATCGTCTTCTGGATAAACGAATTTCTCCGCTTTGATAAAGGCACTGTTTCTTGGAATAACTTCTCTTTGAAGGCATCAACAAATTCCTTGGAAACCACTGTGGTAACGCCAGAATGTTTATAGAAACTATCCCACTGTTCTTTTACACTGGCGGGCGTTATTGTGTCTTTCAAAGAAGCTATGGTGCTACGGAAAGCTTCATCCGTCAGAATGCCTTCATGCAAATTAGCCCGCATGAACTCAATAGCCATTCTGTTTCGTAGTGTAAGCATCCATTCATGTCCTTCGCCTTCGCAGTTTGTCAGCGTATCTTTCCAATCTTCGTTTTCATCGAAAGTAGCAACCGCGCCAGCGTAAGTTGAATATAAGCCTTTCCAAATGTTTTCGTTTTCAAGAATAATGGGTTTATCGTTGTAGGAAAAGACCTCGCCATTGCCATTGCCATCAGCAGCGACATACATTGCATCGCCATTAATGCGAAGAATATTCCCATAGAACATAACGATTTTTTGTTTAAAATCAAGTTTCATACTAAGCTCCTTTGTTTGTAAATGTGAAGTTTATGCTGATTTGTCGGTAAATTCTATTGCCGTTTCTTTAATAAAGATTCTCATATTCTTCATCAAAATCTCTTGGTCTTGCCGCTTTTCTTCTTGCAGCCACTTCTCTTTGTATCTTCACCACTTCCACTGTTGCTTGCATAAGCATTCTTACCCTTTGATTAAAATCTAACTTCATATTAAACTCCTTAATTCCCACTAAATTCTATTGCCGCTTCCTTAGAAAGGAAGCACAAGCCTATTCTAAGCAATGCTCTATCAACGTCGGCATCTTGCCATTTGGCTTCGCGTTAGCCATCTTTTGAAGTAATGTCAGCGTAGTAATAAACTTGCCCCACGTTGGCGTTTGGAAGAAACTTTGCAATACGCATCCAGCGGTCAAGAAGCATTTTCTGTGTTCCCCTCGTAAGAACACTTCTCAAGGCTTCTTCGCACTGTTTAGCAATTTCACGTGAATATTGACCATGCCGGATTGATTCCCACAGAAATGTATCTTTATATTGCTGCAACTCATCAAGCACGCTGCTAGGGAGTTTGTAACCTTTCTTGTGATGTTTGTAAATGGCGATGTAAACGTTAGCGAAGTAAGTGAAAGTGCCTTTTCTATCATCCCCAGTATCAACCACCAGCCTAATGAGTTTGGCGTGTTCATCGTTGACATCTTTCTTGCGCTTTTCTTCTGCCTTTTGAAGCCCTTTTATGAATGCCGCAGAATCCTTATCAAGCTCTCTTTAACGAGAATCGTATCGTTTTGTTAGATACTTTCCAAATTCTTTATCCCACGCTTCTCTTTCCTGTCTAGCTGCGGCTAAATCTCTTTGAAGCGCTGTTATTTCCCGTGTAAGTTTATCCACTTGCCCTCTAAGGCTTTCAATTTCTTTAGCCGCCTGTTTATTCTGGTCAAATGCACTTCTATAAAGTTTTTCATCGTCTTCCCACGTGTTCATACTTTCAGACCTCTCCTTTCAATTTCTTTCAGCACATTCTGTTGAATGTTTGCCAGCCTTTTTGATTCGTTCTTGTAGTAAACCCGCTTGTCAAAAACAAAGTTCACTGAAGAAGGAATCACACCAATTTTATCCTTAGCATACATTGAACCATTAGCGCAAATGGTGAAGTTATTCTTTCTGGCGTAATCAATAAGCTCATGATTACCCATACCCACCATTGTTTTAAGCAGTTCTTGTTTGTTCTTACATTCCGCTACTCTAAATGTTTCTGGGCTAATGTTTTGCTGCACGATAACCATTGGATAAAGCGAAGTAAGGTCAAAGGAAACCACGTATTCGTGTTTGCCTTTCATGACTTCCCTAACATAAGCGCCAGCGTACTTCTCTTTGGAATGTACTTTTTGCTTAGGCGGGATAACCATGCCTTCCTTCTTAATCTTATTGTAGAGGAAGCAGTCCCAAACAACAGTTACGGAAAAGACATCAGAAGCAAGGCATTTTGAGAAGTAAGCCACTACAAACGCCAGTTCAATGAACTTCAGCTTTTCATTCATTTTTAGCAGAAGTTCAACGTCCTTAATGTTGTACTCAAGGAAAAGGGCTTTGTCGTTTTGGTAAAGCTCTCTTAGGTTCTTATAAGGCGCATAATCCAGCTTCTTCTCTTTGAGTTCATGATGCGCTACTGTATTCAAGCGGTAATTGGCTAATTTGTCTCTGGAATACTTCTTATAAAGTTCCATGTAATCAATGTGAATCAGCCCTTTGATAACATAGGTCTGTTCAAATGAACCAATGGAGTTTGCTTCTTTCTTAGCATAAACAAGCCCTTCAGCAGCTTTCTGAAGCGCTTTTGGGTCATCCTGATATTGTCTTTTTAGCAGTTGATAAATGGGGCTTAGGCGTTGCGCAAAGTCCACGCCAAGCACTCTGATGATTCTGTTTACGATGTATGGAATATCGTAGAAGATGCTGTTCCAACCAGAAATGACGTCAATGCCTTCTGAACTTATGAAGCGAACAAACCTTTCTAAAAGCTCTGTTTCATTTTCACAAACAATCGTACAGCCTTTTACATTCTCTTTTACTGGTAATGTTGCCCAGCAGACTTTCTTGCCTTTTGAAGTGATAGCAGTAATGGCGTTTATTGGATATTCCGCTTTCTCTGGCGTTGGGAATGAATCGCCGATTTCGTTCTCAATATCGAAGTACATGACATTGATGGCATCGTTTCTGTGAGTAATTTCATCAGGATACTTCTTGGAAATGTACTGATAGATTGGCTTTTCCATGCCATATACTTCGTGCTTCCAGTTGTCGCCTTGTGATTCATCGTAATAGAACTTCTGAAACTCAAACAGGTTCTTGAAACTTTTACGTTCAAGGATTTCACCAGTTAGCGCTTTTGTGCCGCCTTTTCTACTTTTTACATACAGTTCTAACGGGAAATTCTGGTCAATATCGTACTTGGTTTTGCCTTCTTCATCTTTGTAACGATGGTAGAACTTGCCTTTGTGAGTAACAACGTTTATGTAGTGTTTTGTGAATGCCACTTAATTCTCCTTTTCTTGGGCGTTAAAAAAGCCACTTTGAATGGGGATTTTATATTACTTGGTTTCGCCGTTTCTTATCGTTTCAGCTTCGTCATCATCGTAGCGGTAGATTATGTAGTCAACTTTGTTTCCAAGGGTTCTAACCACCATGAAGCCTTCATTATGATAAACCTCAAATTCTACATCGGAATCTGATTTTGAATCATCTGGCATGGTGTCAAGTGGCACGTAAATTTCTACATGTTTATCTTCTTCTTTAGTGTCGCTAGAGAATTTTCCGTTTTCAATTTTATGGGTGAAAACGTTGCCCCATTCGCCATCAAATTCTGATTGCAACGCTTTCATTTCACCATCTCTAAGCATGAAAACAGTAGCCCCAATGGCTCTAGCAGTATTCATAAACTGGGTATATTCAGCGGCAGTAATGATGAAGGAATAATCCGCTTCAAAATCCAATTCTTCGGGTTTGGAAAGCGGCAGTTTCTCTGCGTTTTCTTCCCAGAAGCCATCGAAGGATAGTTTGAACTTCAGTTCACCGTTTTCATGTTTGATGATGACATAAGCATTGTTAAAGGTGAAATCCAGTTCGTCCCAGTTTTTAAAGGTTTTTAATGCAGACATGAAAGCGGTGCTGTCCTGCAAGTTGAAGCGTGGCAGGGTTTCTTCAATTTCAGCAAAGGCTTTTACTGTGCCCGCTGGATTGATTTGGCTAACGAAGTTGCCCTGTTGGATAACTAAGGGCTTACGCATTCTGCTGAAAAGTTGCAGAATGTTCAAAGTGCGTTTTGAAAGTTTCATAGTTTTGCTCCTTTTATACAGTTTGATTGTGATGTTGTTTATTCTAAGGCATCTGATGATGCCAATGTGTTACGTGGCATTAAGAAAGCCGCCCTCACAAGGCGGCTTTTATTACTCACCACCGAGGGTGCGCATACTCTGCGCTCCCTTTCAAATCACTCTACTTTCGCCTAACACATCCTCAAAGTAATGAGCAATAACATCAATGTGATACAACCCTACATTGCCATATACAGCGTGATTGCGGCTTTTCTTCTCATAACCCATTTCTCTTGAGAGCAAAGAAAGTTTCCTTCCAACAGCAGATGCTTCTGGTTCTGAAATTTGTGTATAACCATACATCTTCATAGCAGCCTTTGCTGTGTAATATTCCTCTTCATCACGGAACTCTTTAAGTTCTTCTTTCATAGAGGCGATAATACGGTCTTTCTCCTTATTCTCCGATTCCAAAACTTCGATTCGTGAATCATGTTCACGGATTGTTCTTTCGTGTGCTACAAGTTGTTGCGCTGAAGCAAGAATGATTTCTGCTTGTGTAAGAGGTCTTGAATTGATGTCGTAGCTTCCAGTCTTACGGATTGAAGGAAGAACTTCTGAAGTAACCCATTTCTTGAAGGCTTTGGCTTCAGGCTTACGGCTACGGAATATCAGATTATACAACCCACTTTCATTAACAACTGATGTTTCTTGAATTCTACCGATGGCGTCGGTAATACCGACGGCATCCCTATCATCTTCATCTAATGAAGAAATTGCATCTCTATAGCTAGCTATTGTTAAAGCTGCGCATACATCGGCAGCAACAAACCACGGTTCGCCATCAATAAGTACAGTACGGACTTGATTATCTTTGAAATTGAAAGATGTCAAATTTGACATGATATATTACCTCTCACGATTAATTGAAACAAATTAAGCGCTGGTTGGTTATTCCTTCCAGCGCTTTAATTATATCAACTTGACTTTTAATGGAAGTTACATGACATTAAGAAAGCCGCTTTAGGGCGGCTTTTCTTCATTTATTGTCTTCTAACTTTTCTCACCTGTTGAGCCTAGTCCTCCTTCACCGCGTTCTGACTTCTTGCTGTCGTATTCGGTAAGTGCTTCCAATTCCAGAATTTCCGGCTTGAAGATTTCCATTTGCGCAATGCGAGTGCCATTATCGAAGTAGTAGCGGGTGTTGGTGTTGTTCTCAACAATCGCCATCAATTCGCCACGATAATCTTGGTCAATGATGCCAGTATTGTTTACAAGCGTAAGCCCATATTTAGCTGCCATACCGGAACGAATATGAAGTTTAACTGCATAGCCTTCTGGAATATCCAGCTTCACGCCTAACGGAATGATGATGCGGCTGTATGGGTCAATACGGATTTCTTTACCATTGCCAGCAGTAACTGTTTCGTGGTTATCATCCGTTATATCAAACTGCTTATAAACCTCGCCATAGGCAACTGCAATGGAAAGGTCGTAGCAAGCTGCGTTTTCTGATGCTCGCTTAGGCATCGTTGAAACTTTCTTGGTTAAGTAAACGCCTAGTGATGGTTGTTTGCCGGATTGCTTTTGTACGGGCTTTGTTTCTGTTGGTGTTGGTGTAGCCATATTCAATTCAATAGCTTCACCATCTGGAATCAGGTCAGTTGCCAGTTCATCGTTGTTTTCTTGCGTGGGTTTCTTAGCCATAGTGTTTAATCCTTTCTTTGTTTAATCTTCATCATCGCTACTATCTTCATAATCAGCGGTAATGTCTTCTTTTGAAGTGTCGTTATAATCATCAGAAAGTTGAACAATGGTTTTTTCCTTGCCAGCTAGCAAGAAGCGTTCTGAGATTTCTTCAGACATGCCATTTGCAAACAGTTTTTCCATAAATTCAGCATTGTTTTCAACATCACTTCTACGGAATTTCTGTTCTTCAACTTCACCAGTTTGTTTGTTTACCAATGAATACCAGCCTTTTGAGGGGCTTGTAATCCATCCCAGTTCTAATGCTAAGTCAAAGATGCCAGAATACTTGGAAATGCCACCTTCAAAGGTAACAATCAATGGCATTTTTGACTTCTCTTTAATATACCGCGATTTGTCAGCTTTCAATGTAAATTTGAAACCAGCTAAATCTGTTCCTTCTTTCACTTGCGCTTTGGAAATGTGAATGATGGAATTGGCGGCATATTGCAGCTTTTCGCCACCTGAATTTATATCGCCACCGTAAAGGGACATTTCTTTGTACACGTGGTTGATGGCTACGCAGATTAACCGCTTTTTGTTTAGCTTTGGCGTAAGGATTCTTACAAATGAACCAAGCTCTTTGGCTTTGGTCATATCCACTGCTGTTTTCTGCGCAAGAGCATCATCAGTTTCTTTTCTGGAAGCCAGCATACCCAATGAATCAATGAAGAACATGACTTTGGCATCAACTTCAAGTTCATTTAGCTGGGCAGCAATGTCTTGCTTCAGAGTTTCAATATCGTCAATGGGAATATGCAACACACGCTCAATGTCAACGCCTTGTGATGCCATGTAATCGCGGGAAGTGCCATATTCTGAATCATAGAAGATGCAAACGTTTTCTGGGTCAGCGTTCAGGAATGCCCTTACCAGCATCAGTGAAAGTGTTGACTTGTATGATGCCTTGTAGCCACCAATCATACTGAAGCCATATGACAAGCCACCGTTCACTCTGCCCGAAAGCATGATGTTCAGGGCGGGGATTCCGGTGTCATAAAAATGGGTTTCCCTGAAGTAAGCGCTGTCTTTTACAGCTTGCGCTTCTTTTACTACAGAGTTTTTCTTGAGTTTTTGAAGAAGTGGATTCATTTTGTTGTTAAACCTTCTTGAGTTCGTCTAATTCATCTTGGGAAAGATTAAGATGAACTAGTTCTAGTTGTGTAAGTTCCAACTGGGTTAGTTCCAGTTGCCGTTCTAGTTCGGTAACTCTTTGTTCAATGGCTTTGACAAGAGCTTCTATATTTGACTGATTGGCAGTCATGGCTTAGAGACCTGAAGTTGAAATTGTGAATCTAATGAGATTTTCAAGCACATCAGAGGGCAAGTCTCTGAACGGATAGTGCTTGTGATAAACCTCAACCATTTGTGAAATTTCAGCGTTCAGTTGCTTCATTTTAGCAGTTTCTTTTTGACATTCTGAAGTATCCGGTTCGGTGCAAACTTCTTTCCATTGTTCCATCGCTTCTACAGCATGTTGCAGGTTTACTGAAAGTTTCATTACTTCCAATTCCCAACGGTCTTCTTGCGTTTGATGTTGTTGGGCGTTATTACGGGCGGTTGTGGTAGCAGTTGCACCAGTAGAATTTACGATAAACCCAGCGCCAGCTAAAACAACGCCACAGAATCCAGCTAAAACAGCGGCGACTACTACATTACGTTTCATTTCATTCACTCCTTTTGTTTGATTTAAATTAAAAGCCCTCGGTACGTTTGTAATTATACCGAGGGTTTGCCAGATTTCTATGAATTATTGGTAAATCTCATAACCTCTAACTTCAAAGAGTTCGCGAATCACGTCGATGTGATAAGCACCAACTTCTGTGAAGTCGCAATGTTTACGCTTTTGGATTTCGTAACCCATTTCTCTGGAGAGCCTTGAAAGTGCTATCCCAAGTTTTTGTGCTACTTGGTTTGAAATGTTGTTGTAGCCATACAATTTGGCAGCGGCTTTAGCTACAAAGAACTGTTCTTCATCGCGATAGAGTTTAAGTTCTTCTTTGAGTTCTTGGATTTCTTGTTCTTGGCGCGTGATGGTTTCTTTATGTTCTTGTAGTTCTTCCTGTTGGTTATCTAACCGCTCTTCATGAACACTTGTGATTCGTTCCAGTTCAGCAGCTTGTAACGCCATTTCTGCAATCATTTCAAATGTAGAAATCGGGCGGCGAATTTGGTCTTCAAGTTCAGCCCATCGTTTAATAATCTTCATACGAAGTTCAACGTTGTAACCAGAAACAAGACAGAGTGTAGTATCACGGTCAAGCTCATATTGGGTGTATTCTTGACCGTTATCAGCTTTATACGTGCTTGTTTTATAAACAAACCCCAAATTTGGGGAGTGCTCTTCCACCTCAAACATATTGCGAATATCACGCATAACATGGTCATGACGCTTATCACAAAGCTCTGCTATTTCACGACTACTCATCATGATAGTGCTAGAATTGAATTTGGTTAAATTAGACATTAAACGTATCTCCTAATCAAGGTTAAACAAAGCGCCACTAAGACCCATTCCTAGTGGCGTTTCTCAGTCTAAAGACATTCTCATATCAAGAGCAATTAGCATCTGTTAATGAAAAAAGCCACCCTGACAAAAAGGTGGCTTTCACTTAAGACCTTAGTCTCTTAGCTGTTCAAGAAATCGTCAATATCGTCAATATCTACGGTTTCATTGGCTGAAGCGCCAGTAGTTTTAAATTCTTCATCGCCACCATCATCTTTTTCTTTATCTTCCCACGGCAAATCATCTTCAAATTCCTCATCTTTTTTCTTCTCATAGGCTTTCTTTTCAGCCATGCGGGAAGCGTATTCTTCAGGGAAAATGTCAAAGTAATCGCCAGTTTGCTTGATGTAGCGATTCTTCATCGCTTCATAAGTTTCGCTGTAGCGGTCAGAATTAGGGTCAGTAAATTCTTTCAGTGAATATTGCGCATTGTAAATTCGTTCAAGTTCAGCTTCATCTTCTGCTGCGGCTTTGCGCTTGGTAAAGCGGGATTTGTCATAAGAACGATTAAGCGCTTTACCACTTTCCGAATACGCTTTAAGAATGAAGTTAGCGCCATCGAACAAGTCTGTATGGTCATACGGGTCTTTAGCAACTTCTTCTACTTCGTCTTCAATATCCAGTTTGGATTTTTCTTCTTTGCCAGAATCAGCATCATCAATGCCCATTTCCTTGTAATAAAGGCGTTTCAGGTATTCACCCATTTCAAACAGGAAAACTTTGCCTTCATTTTCAGGATTTGCCGGGTCTTTAAGAACCAGAATGTTAGTAATGTACTTGGTTTTGGGTGAACGTTCTTTGAACAGTTCTTTGTACTTCACGTCATTGGTTGTTTGGAACTTCTTCCAAATCTTAGAACGAACTTCATTAGGGAATGATGGCTTGCCAACATTTTCAGGCGCAGTCGCTACGAAAATTTCGTTTGATGCCTTGCTGCGAACGTAATAAGTGTTATACGCCACAATGCAACTTTCTTCTTCGCCTTCTACACCGGGCAGGAAGCGAATAAGCGCTTCGCCATTTTGATTTTTATCTACAGATAGCTTCCAAAAGCGGTCATCATGGTACTGTGACTTGTTCTTGGAAGTTAGATTTTCCTGTAATTTACTAAGGTCTTTCTTTCTGGACTTCATTTTGTCAGTAAAACTTGACATTTTAGTGCCTCTCTTTGACTAAAGTTAAGGGTTTAAAGTGTGTTGGAAATTAGGCGATTCCACACGGTTTAGAACTGAACGGCATGTGTTCAATTCATGTGGCGGATTATAGCCGCCGTATCAATTTGGTTCGTTAAAACTTACAGTTATAAATCCCATAGTAATTCGTAGAAAACTATAAAACTTATTTCAAAATTTATATGAAATTTTAAACCGTAGTTTAGAATTTCAAAACTTTAGGTGTACTGCACACCTGTACTAAGTCCAGAGCCGAAGGCTCTATTCCTAGATGCTTTTTCATAATATTACAAGCACCATTTACATCTGCGTTAATAAGAGTGCCGGTAGAAGACATAAACAATCCTCTTTTAACTCTCTTACCCATATAAACATCGTGCTTTTCAACAGATTCGTTGTCTAAGAAAGAACACTTTGATGTGAAAGATTCTTCTGCTACAACTACTTCAACGCCTTCTAAATGACATTTATATGTAATCATTTGAATAAATCTGCTGTGCGGAATTTGAACAAAGTTTTGGTTTGTTTTCTTGCCCAACTTAACGTTCTGTTTCCAACCGTTGTTATGACCAATGACCACTTTAGAAATACAGAGTTTTCTTAACTCATTTACTAAAGCTCTACTGGCTTTGTGAAGGTAATCATTGACCCTTCTGTTACGTTTATTCGTCATGTTTTTAATTCGTTTTGAACTTCTTGCTCCTTTTCTAAGTTTTGATTGATGTTTAGCTATTCTCTTATTCCAATCATGATTGATGGATTTAAGAGTTCTTCCATTGATAATAAACGGAGAAGAAACAGTAGTTACTACTGTTGCAAGGTTATTAAGACCTAAATCTATAGCAGCGTAGTCTTCAGAATCAACTGGTTTGGGGGCTTCTACGTTGTAAACAACATGAAGCTCATAGTAGCCATTTTTAGGAACAACTTTTACTTCATGAATTTGCTCAAAGGGAATCTTTGATTTAAACTTAATAGTCGTTTTAGAAAGATGAATTAAGCCTTCTTTCCTATAAGTTTGCTTCCGCAAACGCTTTATATTGAAAGTGGTTACATTTCTACCTTTAACCGGGTCTTTGTAACGGGGCAAGCCAACTTTCTGATTATGCTTACCTTCCTTCTTCGATTTTGACTTTGAAAAACAAGATTCATGGGCTTTATCAACTTGTTTAACAACATATTCTGCTGGTTTTGAGGGAAGAGCGTAAAAATCAGGATTCTTCTGTTCTCTTAAAAATTTAGTCATATCATTTTCATTGATATAACTCTTCCCTTCCTGATAATTCTGTTTCTGAATGTAAAGAATTGAGTTATACAAGTTCTTAGATTTGAAACACAGTTCATCACAGGCTTTGTAAAGCTGCCTGTTAGATGACTTGATAACTGTGATTTCTACTAAGTGCAAAGTTTTACTCCTTTATTGTTTTAGTGTAGTTTACCAGCAAAAAAGACGTCTGTGAAGTTAAAAAACAGCAATATAAATTATAGATTTCGCTATTTAACTTCACTTTTCCGGCGTCTTACTTTCATGGGCTTATCCGCTTTATCCGGGTCAAAAATGCCTGTTTTTTCTTCTTTAACAAACATTCTCTTAGCAGCAACAGCTTCTTTTTGTAGCCATTTTCTAACTGGTTCGCCGCAGCATTTAGCAAATGTTTCTGCGTCCAGTTCAAAGTAAGCACAAAACTCTGTTGCGGCTTCAACGCCATCACAGCGGTTTGCTTTCTTGATTTCAATGAGTTTCTCAAGGATGAACATGTCAATGGCATCCTGTGAGGCTTGGTCAATGAAGTTAGTAAGATTATTCACCGCCTTGAATGATGGCGCTGATTTAATTTTTGCTTTTCTGCCCATTATAGGAAGTCCTTTATTTGAATTTGGTTGAAAGTTATGAATGGGTTAATTATGCCATCTAATTCAACCAGAATCAATAAAAATTGTCTTCCCTGAACCTTACCGACCCGTTATCAAGCAGAAGTTCTTTTATTTCTTTCAGTCGAGGCGGAACTGATGCGAAGAACTCACCATGATTCTGAAGAATATCAACAAGTGCAGGTCTTTGGTCAAGTTCTTCCTGTTTAAGGTTCTGAATGCGGATGGTATCCAGCAGAGCGTTGCCAGCATCGGGATTACACATGATAATGAAGTGTTCAGTGGCAACGACAAGAACATTGCCGCCGCCACGCATCCAAACATCATTTGCCGCTTTTAACTCATCATCAGAAAGTGAAACGAGGTACTGGAAAGCTGAAGCTATTGGATTATTTCTTTCCATATAACATCCCAGGCTCGCGTTTTAGTTCTTCAAGGCAACGGTCATAAACATCTCTGTATTTAAATCTGATATGGGTACAGAAAGTATCATCTATTACCCTTACTAAAGCGCTATTTCTTATAAAGCCTATATATAAACGCGATGAGGCAGCAGGCAAAATGTCATTTTTTAAAACATACTCAAGCTGACGTTCATTAGCGAAGATTAGTTTAGCCGCCATATAAACAGCATGATATGGGGAGTCGCCATAAAAATTATTAAAAACAATCTTGTTCATGGCATCCAAAAACGGATTTATTCCAACATACTTATCACGGTAGTTATCTTCAAAAACTCGGCAAATGCAATAGTTCATAAAGAACGCATAGTACCAATTTTTACGCCCATAATCATTGAACCACGGATTTCCCAGAACAATTTTCATTTCTTCGGGGAAGTATCTTTGCAAATCGTGAAAATTAGGCTCTAATCGTTCTCGGCTCATTTTCTTCTCCTTTAATTACACACATGTTTTATAACATGCAAATTCTACACTAGCTTTCTGTTCAGCAGTGGTTTGCTTCTCATCAACAATCCACTCGCCCGCCAGCAGTTTCTTAGAAATAATAACCTTTATTCCGTCAATATCTTCTTCTGGTATTTCCGCTTGCATGTACTCATACATAGATTTAACTTCATCCAGAATATAACCAATGCGCAAATCATTAGGAACTTTAGCTTTCTTACATTCTCTCAAACCGTCTTTACTAAGCTTAATAAAGGCTTCTACAAGTTCATCATACTTGTCTTCCCATTCATAGTTATTGAGGGCGGCATAGTTTCTAATAAGTTTTTGTTTAATGATTGTCTCATTGTTCTTGCGAATTTCTTCAAAATTATAACGTTCTTGTTCAGGCAGTTCTAAAACTTCACCTTCTTTGGGCTCAACGATTTGCGCTACTTGCGGTTTAATGCTGTCATCAACATAATCCCACTTGATAACTTTGTACGGGTGTACTTCAGCACTGTAGAAATACTTCTCCCGCATCGCCAGTTTTTCAGCTTTAGTCGGATAAAGTTTATCACTTTCAGCTTTATATGCCTTATCTGCTTTATCAGCAATATAAGCGCGTTGTTCCATAGTAAGTTCATCCACGCCAACTATAGAAAGCACCATACCATCGTGTTCATGGCTCAAAACTCTAATTTTGCCGTTGCTTTCCTTGTAAAGTCTTATTGCTGTTCTAGCAGTAAGCAGAGTTTCTTCAGACTGCAAGAAGTAAGCCATAAGCTGGCTAGGTGAAAGACCATCCAGAATGCCTTCTTCAGCCATATAAAGCCCCATGTTTACATAGCCTTCAGGTGCGTTTTCCCGCACATTACGCCATTGGTAAAGGGAATGAATATGGTCTGCCAGCTTCTTCATAGCATCAGCGAAAGGCTGAAGGAACGCAAGAATTTCTTTCTTGCCGGATTCTGTAAGGTTGTTTTCGGCGATAAGACGTTCAATACTACCCAGATTTTTCTTACCAGCTTCGCCAAACTCACTAATACGGGTTTCTGAATAACTGGTTTTACCGAAGTTATAAATGGAATTTATGCACTTTTTAAGTGAATCTTGTGAGCAGCCTGTGTTTTTACACAGGTCAATGCGTGCTTGTTTGTTATTAACACGTTTTGCTTGTTTAACAAGTTCATCTATATCCTTCTGACTAAGTTTTATGAAGCCTTTCTTGTTGGCTTCTACAACAACATTGATGACGATACTAGGATGGCAAGACATAGCGTCAACGTTTACACAGCCTGAACCAAAAAACAGTTCTTTCATTTCTCTGGTCATGCCCCATAAGCCCAGTTTTTCATACAATCTACCTGAAGTTGAAAGCGTGAAAGCAGGAACGTAGTGAATAACACCATTTTCATCCTTATAAGAATGGCTTACAAGTGAAGCAAATGTGGTTACATCCCGCAAGAATTTCTTAACTTGCAGAAGTGAAGTATTGAATTCTTCTTTCAGCCACAGGGCTTCATCTTCAGCGGAATCAGCAACACGTTCATCTCTAATTTCCATGTTTTCATTGAATTTTCTGGCGTCCAAGTAATCCAAATCCTGCTCAAAAACGTGTTCGGCATACAGTTCTTTAGCTTGAAAAACCATTTCTGAAAAGGTTTTATCAACAGAAAAATTCGTTTCTCGAATCGCATTGTGAAGTAATTTAGGAATGCGAGCCGTATCCATAGTTTCCATGAACTCATCCAGTTCAGGGCGCGCAATCACATTATAGAATTTTTGCTTTTCAACAATAGGTTCATCGCCTTCAATTCCTTCAACTTCAATACCTTCATGGTTTTCGTTAGATGCTGTCTTAGCTACAAATTGAAGTTTGCGTTTGTCAGCTAGCTCTGTATGGGCAGAACCCGCAACAACACTGTAACGCCCACGCATACAATGACCTTCCCAGTAATTAGCATTACTAAGAATAGCTTTTTCGCGGCTGTCAAAACTAACTTCATTCACATTGCCAAGATTTTCTTTAAGAATCTTCGCAAGAACCAGTTTGCCAAGAAGCTCATTTTTATAAGCCTGAAGATGGCGAATGCAGGATTTTGTGCCGTATTGAGATTTATGGCAGCTAAGACCAAACGCTTCAATGAAAGCATTGAAGGAAGGCTGTTTCTTAGACACAATTTCGCCAGTATCTTTTTTCACGTTATAACGATAAATGGTGAAGCGTTTAATCTTTCCCATAACAACACTCATAAGGTTTCTATCAAAGAACTTATGCCCGTCATGTTTATCAGCTTCCTGTAGCGACATCAACGCATTGGTAGCGAAAACTGTGTTAGCGATAAATTGTTCAGGAGAAAGCCCTGCATCTTTTGCCGGCATGGCGGAAAGATTCAATGTAACCTTGAAATCTTTGGGTTCGTGGTTAGTTTTAAACACTTTTTCATAAACAACAACGCCATCTTCGTCTGTAACAATAATGCTAGCTAAACGATTAGCATCAGGCAGCGCAACGTTTGTGAAGAAGTCCATTGAAGCGTTATTGAAGTCGGCATCACCACCAGACATGTGTTTTTTAATGGATTCATGAATCCATTTATTTGGACGAATACTTGTGTAGTCTTTGTAGTTTTCGTCTGACTTGGCGTCAGCTTTTGCGTACTTGACTTTATTAGCACTTTCCTTACGTTGAGCCTGTAAGTGTTGTTCGTAAGCATCCATCAAACCTTTTTGGAAAAGTTTGTGAGTATCCGCAGGCACAGATTCTAAGAGATTATAAGGTGCACGCGCATTGTACCACCAAAGGATAGTGAAGGGTTCAGCCGCATTTGGATTTTCATTGGGGCAAACTTTAGCCATACGACGGAAATAGTTGTTGACAAACAAGAACTCATCTTTCTGGAGTTGTCCGTGTTTATCTTCAAACTTGATTCTAAGGTTGCGTTTGGCGGGTGCGATTTTTTCTTTTGAACTAACTTTTTTCTTTACAAGCGCATCCTGTGCTGCTAAAATAGCTTCAGTTGAAGAGTTAGCAAGTTTTGATTGCGCTTGCATAACCCCCTTCAGCCACGCGCCGGAAGAACCCATTGTAGCACCTCTTACTTCTTCCGGCGCTTTTTTATTTGCCAGAATAGCTTCGGGTGAATGAATATCTTCTTCAGCTTGCTCTTGCTGAATGTCGTCAATAGAAGTGATAGACGAGGTTTCTCCTGTTGCATCTGATACTTCTTCGAGCTCTTGCGCGTTATCTTCACTCAAATTTACACTTTGTGAATGGGTCTTCTCCCATTCAGCAAACCGCCATTCGCTGTACGAAGAATATTCTGAAGGGTATTCTTTCCTCTTTCTACCCGGTTTAATGTAAGTTTCTTTAGAGGAAACTTGCTGAATGTCATTTAACACTTGTGTAGATGGGGCTTTTAATGCGTCTAGTGCTTTCTGCAAATCATAAGAAAACACAAGCCATTCTACCTCATCTAGCTTACCTAGACTGTATAACTCATCTAGCTTTTCCATCTCTTGCTGAATGTCATCAATACAAGCGCCAGAGATAACGGAAAGAACTTCTTCTTCCAATGCTAGTGCAAAGACTTCATAATTTTGTGTGGTTGATGTTTGATTGCTGTAGGTCATTGTAGCCCTCTATAAATTAAATCTAATAACTCTATTTATAGCATACAAAATTTAAAAATGCAAATTTTCTTACACTAACAAGCCGTTAGTCTACATCATTAACGTGTTCATACCAAACTCGCTCCATAAACTCCTTGAATTTGTCTTCGTTTTTAAGAAAACCCACACCTGAAGCAATCTCTTCAAGAATTTCATCTATATCTTTACCCTCATATCTGCGACACAAAGTCTCCACATCGTCTTTATACTCCTTTATAAAGTTTTTAACGTCAGATTTGATTGATTCAATGGTTATGTGAGGGGAATATTCATGTTCAAAATGATTTAAGGCTGCCCACTTACAATGTAAGGCGAAGTAATTGATGTCCTCCATAACTCCAATCTCAAAGCTGTTATTACGTACTGTCTGCATGTTCTCTCCTTTAAGTAAGAATAAGTGTTAAGTAAATTTACTTTCTAATGGCTGATTATAACACATCTTCAGATGAACAGTTGCCTTTCCTTTTCATGAAATTTTAGACAGGCTTCAATGTAGCTTCTTTGGAAGGTCAGATGTTTGTCTTTTTAGAGGTGTTTTAAAGAAGTCTTATAGAAAAGCTTCTAAAAACTCTTAAAATCATTGATTTTTCACTTTTTTCACTTTTTAAAGTTTTTTATCTTAGAAGAGCTAGCGCTTCATTCATTCCCTTGTTGTCCATATGATGAAAAAGTGAAAAAGTGAAAATCATGACTTCTAAGATGAACAAAAACGAAAAAGTGAAAAGTGAAAAGAAGAGTCAGATGAAGGATGGCTTCTAAGTAGCTTTCTAAGTGTTCTTTTAGATGGCTTCTAAGTAGCTTTCTAAGTGTTCTTTTAGATGGCTTCTAAAAACTCTTAACTCATTGATTTTTCACTTTTTTCACTTTTTAAAGTTTTTTATCTTAGAAGAGCTAGCGCTCATTCATTCTCTTGTTGTCCATATGATGAAAAAGTGAAAAAGTGAAATGAAGAGCCAGATGAAGATGTTTCTATGATAAACAAAAACGAAAAAGTGAAAAAGTGAAAAGAAGAGTCAGATGAAGGATGGCTTCTAAACTACAAAACTGTTATTCCCCCAACATGTACTTACAAAAAGACAACTGACAGTACAGCTACATGAACCATGACAACGACTTACAACCATCAAGAAGCCTACCTAAAGAACTGTTCATCATCAGCCAACCAGAAAGCCTTTATACTTACAGCCATCCAAACCAATCCTTCAACACCCTTATATAAGGAGTACAAACAACATGATTCTCTATGACATCTCAAACATCGCCCTAGCAACAGCCTTCACCTTCCACAAGAACTGTGAACGTGTGCCAGAGCCAACAGAACTTAGAAACCTGATTACTTCATCCATTGGCGACATGCTGCCTGCCATAAGCCACTACAGCGCCAAGCACGATGTGATAGCATTGGAAGGCTTCAAATCATGGCGCAAACAGAAATACCCCTTCTACAAAGCCAAGAGGAAAGCTAAAAGAGATGAAATCCCTTTTGACTTTGATACTTACTATAAACACCTTTCACTTGTCTTTGAAGACATGAAGGAATATTCAAACTGGCTGCTCTTACAACACGAAGAAGCTGAAGCTGATGACATCATCACAACACTGGCTTTAAGGGCTAAGAAGCCCGTCTGCATCGTTTCCGTGGATAAAGATTTCCTTCAGCTTCAGACTTTTAAACCTGACATCGTTCAGTTCTCACCTTTAAAAAGAGACTTCTTAAACCCCAGTGAGTACAAACTGATGGAACACATTCTTGGTGGAGATACTGTAGATGGCGTGCCTAATGTTTTCAGCCCTGAAGACACATTCCTTACTGAAGGCAAAAGACAAACACCCTTTACCAAGAAGCTAAAAGACAAACTTTCACATTTAGAAGAAGACCAACTTTTACAAGAACTCACTGAAGAACAGAAACACAGGTTCTTCACAAACAAAGAACTGATTGATGCCAGATGTGTTCCAGAGAAGATTCAGGATGAAATCCTACAGATGGCACAGGATGCTTACAAAGAGAAAGTGAACAGGACGCTTTGAGAAGCAATTTTATTAACAAATGCTAAGTATTCTTGATATGAGAATACGTTTAGAATAAGAAACGCCGCTAGGAATGGGTCTAGCGGCGTTTTAACTTTTAACAATGGAGAAATCTATTATGTCACATGAAATCATATCAAACATCAATCCTACCATCATGATGAGTTCTAAAGACATTGCTGACCTTACAGGTAAAGCGCACACTCATGTCATTAGAGACGTTCGAGTGATGCTATCCGCCATTTATGGAGATGAACCAAAAATGGTTCATGAACAAAATCAAGGTGTTATGGAATATAAAGATGAACGTGGGTATACCAGCGAGTTCAAACTTGATTATGACCATACACTTACACTCGTTGCTGGTTATGATGCTAATTTGCGTTTTAAAATCGTCAAGCGTTGGCGGGAACTTGAAGCATCAAACATGCGCCCATTAACCACAATGGAAATGGTTGCACAGATAGCGTTGAAAGCTGTAGAACAAGAACGCATTGCCGCCGAACATGAAGCCAAGTTGATTCAACACGAAGCCCGATTAGCTAAAACCGAAGAACAGATAAAAGACATTGTAGATACTGAACAATGGTTCACAGCTAGAGCAGCAGGCATTCTATACAACCGTCGACATATGACGTCTTCACAAGTGCAGAAATTAGGCAAGGCACTATTCAATAAATCTCGTGAAATGGGTGTTGAAATTATTAAACGTCCGCATAAGGATTATGGTGAAGTGGGAACATATCACATTGATGTTATCCGCGAGGTCTTTGAAGTAGACAATTTTCAGTTCTAATGTAAAGTAATAGAAGCCACCTATTAAAGGTGGCTTTATTAACAAATGTTAAGAGACTTTGAAAGCATAATGAGTTTAGAATACGAAACGTCATAAGGCAGAAGTTCTAACTGCCTTCGGGTTAGTATTTAGTAGCGAGGTAAACAATGAAAGAACAGTACGTATGGCTTGAGAAATACCGTCCCAAAACCCTTAGTGATTGCATCCTGCCCGACAGAATCCGCAAAGTAGCAGAGAAGTTCATTAAGGAAGGCAACATGCAGAGCTTGCTGTTAGTAGGCAAACCTTCAGCGGGCAAGACAACATTTGCGAAAGCCTTGATAAACGACCTTGACGCCAACAAAATCATCATCAATGGTTCTAAAGAAGGGCGGTACATTGACACTTTGAACACTTCACTGGATGAGTTTGTAAAAGCAGCATCTTCGCGTACTTACAAAGCGCCATTCAAAGTAGTGCTTTTAGATGAAGCGGATTACCTGAACGCAAACTCATTCCAGCCAGCACTAAGAAACTTCATTGAACTGTATTCAAAATCAACAAGATTCATTCTCACTTGTAACTACCCATACAAGATTCTTGAACCCATCAGAACAAGACTTTTAGAAATTGATTTTGACTTGAAGCCAAATGAAATTAAAGACCACAGAAAGGCATGGTTTCAACGTGCAATACAAATCCTAAAACAAGAAAACATCAAAGCTGATGAGAAGGATGTAGCAACAATCGTTAAAAGCTACTACCCGGATTCTAGGGCGATACTTCATGCTTTGCAGCAGTTTTCTATTGACGGTGTACTACAGATGCCTGAAAAGGGCTTACCAGGTATTTCCAGAGTAGATGAAGCTATTGAAATGCTGAAATCCAGAAACTTCCTGAAACTTAGAGAATGGATGCAGGAAAACCCACAAGAAACCATTACTACAATTACACAGGCTATCTACAACAGAATCACAGAAATCCTGTCAGAAGATTCCATAGCAGAGTTCATTCTCATTGCTGATGAACACGATAAAGACCAAGCTACTTCAACTTTGCCTTGGCTGAACATCATGGCTTTCTTCATTAAAATCATGCAGAACTTGGAGTTCAAGGAATGAGTTTCAAACCAAAAGAACAAGTACAGCGGGAGAACCCTTATTTTGAGTTCATTGACTTGGTTTACAGCAAAGGCAAGGTTTTAACCGAAGAAGAATTTCCTGAACATCTAACCAAGATTGTTTTAATGCCAATCTTTTCAGCGCTAATCAACAATCTTGAAAACCTTGATATTCTGGTAGCCCTGAATAAAACCCAGTTTCATGAGCTTACCAATTATCAGGTTTATCTCTTCTTGAGAACAACGATTGATTCAAAGAAGCCAAGAGGCAAATGGTTTAAGGCAAAAGATGAAGATGAAAAAGTAATAGTTGAAACAGAAGCCCTAGCCAAACACTACAAATGTTCACTTAGGGACGCTAGATGGTATCTAGACCTGCATTCTGATGAATACAAACATTATCTGGCTGTTGGATATGGCTTTATAGAAGAGAAAGAAGGTAAGAAGAAGAAAGAGAAGAAAAGCTGAAATGAAATAAGCCGCCTAAACAAGGGCGGCTTACTATTAACAGATGGTAAATGATTTTGTTGTAAGAATGAGTTTAGAATAAGAAACGCCACTAGGAATAGGTCTTAGTGGCGTTTATTTCAACTTAATTTAGCGAGGTCTATTATGTCACACGAAATTACAACACTCAATAATCTTACCATGTCTAGCCGCGATATTGCAGAACTTTGCGATAAAGAACACAGCAATGTTATGCGGGATATTCGCACCATGATTGATGCACTTTCCACGGATTCAAATTTGAATCCATGTGTAAAATCAACAACTTACATCGGAAAAGATGGCAGAGAATACGCCCAATATGAACTGGATAAAGACACTCGGGATGTAGTTGATAGGTTCTTTGAGGATACTGACGAAGAATAATCATCGGTAAGTAGAAGCAGTCTTGACCAAAGGCGGCTTCTTAACTTAAATTTCAGGTGTACAAACGGTGGCATTTTTGCTATAATTGCCGCAACTCAAACCCAAATACAAATCCCGCCTCCTGAAAAGTGGCGGGTTTACTTTCTTCAATTCAATTCAACACTAACGTTAGGAGTATCACTATATGATTCAAACAGTAATTAAACGCGATGGTAGAAAAGAACCTTTTAACCCACAGAAATGTAACGATTGGATTAAATGGGCTTCTGCTGATATTCAGGAACATGTTGATTGGTCTTCTATTGTTTTGAAAACCATCAGAACCTTGCCAGAAGAAGTAACCGCTAAACAGCTTCAGGATGGCATGATTAGAACGTGTTTGGACATGAACAGTTATGGCTATAACAAGATGGCTGGTCGTTTGTATTCACAAGCGTTGAAGAAGGAAATTTACGCATGGAATAATCGTAAGCATCCGCATATCAAAGACTTGCATGAACGAATGATTGCAGCGGGCGTTATAGTTAAGCCCAATTATTCTGATGAAGAATATAATGAAATCAATAAGATGCTTCGTCATGAACGCGACCTTACCTATGCGCATTATTCATTGCATCTGATTGTTTCCAAATATGCCCTGCAAGACCGTGTAAGAAAAGTAGCGTATGAAACGCCCCAATTCGCAATGATGCGGGTTGCTATGCAGGCAATGAATAATTACCATAAAGAAGACCGTTTACAAAAGCTGGAAGAACTCTACACCCACATTTCTTTCCAAAGACTTTGTGTGCCCACGCCCTACTGGTCATCGTCTTTGACCAAGAACACAAACGTTGCTTCTTGTTGTGTGATTAAATCAGATGACACCGCAGAATCCATAGGCGTTGCTACTACACTGGCGTATTCGATGACTTGTGCTGGCGCTGGTATTGGTTTAAATCTGAATACACGTTCTATTGGCGCGGCTGTACGAGGCGGCGCAATTCAGCATACCGGAAAGATTCCTTATTATAGATATGCGGCAGCGGCTGTTAAGTCTTCAAAACAAGGCTGCTATGATGATGTTACTGAAATTTTAACATCAAAAGGATGGAAACTTGGCGTTGAACTAACAGAAGATGATAATGTGGCGCAAGTGAATGACGACCTTAGCTTTAGTTTCATTAAACCAAAAAGAATTATCAATTATGACTACAATGGCAGAATGTATAGATTGCTTTGTGAGAATGCTTATGATTTGTTACTTACGCCAGAGCATAAAGTCTGGTTTACGAAGCATCCTACATATTTAGAAAAAGAATACTGGCATTCTATTGAAGTCAAGGACTTTGACCCTTCAAACGATACAATACTGCATTCTACTAGATATTCATCTCCAGAAGAACTCATGCCGCTTAGTGGCGTGTTTGTAGAAAAAACACAGGAAAATTACAGTGGGAAAGTGTGGTGCGTTGAAGTGGAAACGGGACGAGTTTTGGTTAAGCGTAATGGCATTATTCATGTAAGTGGAAACAGTCGTGGTGGTGCGCTCACCATGTACTATCCCTTCACCGACCCGGAACTCTTTGACCTGCTTATTCTCAAGAACCCGCTTACTGTAACAGCCAAGCGCTTAAGAGAACTGGATTATGGTGTGATTGTAAACAAATGGCTATTCCAACGAGCCGCCAAGAAACAAGACATTTACTTGTTTGATTCTTCTCAAGCGCCGGAGCTTTATGAAGCCATTTATACAGATACGCCAGAAGAAATTGAGAAGAAAATGCTGGCTTTTGCTGAAGCGAATTCAGACAAAGTAAAAGCTGTTCCTGCGCTTGATGTGCTTAAAGCCATTATGAAAGAAAGAATGGAAACTGGCAGGGTGTATTTGTTCTTTGCTGATGAAGTAAACCGCCATACGCCATTCAAAGAAACCATTTATTCATCGAACCTCTGCTGTGAAATAGCCCTAGTAACAAAAGGCTACAACTCATACGAAGACCTCTACAACACAGAATCTGAAGGCGTTACCGCGTTCTGTAACTTGGCTGGCATCACTTTGGACAAGATTTCTTCAGATGAAGAATATCAGGACGTGGCGTATTATGCTTTGCTCATGATTGATGAAGGTATTAACAATGCTGATTTGGGCTTCCCACAGTTGAACAAATCCATCAGGGATTGGCGTTCAGCAGGTGTTGGCGTTCTTGGATTAGCGCATTTGATGGCAAAAAACAAACTTTCTTATACTTCCCGAGAAGGTAAAGATTTCATACACAGATTGGCAGAACGGCATTCTTATGCACTACATAAAGCCGCAGTAAGACTTACTAAAGAAAGAGGAGTTGCCCCCAATATTCACAGGACAAAGTATCCTGATGGTTGGTTGCCGATTGATACTTACAACAGAAATGTTGATGAACTTACTAAAGAACCACTACATTTTGACTGGGAAACTCTTAGGGAAGAAATAAAAGCTCTTGGTGGGCTTCACTTTACTGTATTGGACACGATACCGCCAAGTGAAACATCTTCGCAAGCCTGTGAAACAAATAATGCTATCTACCCAATTCGTGAAGGTTCAATAGTGAAAGTATCTGGTGATACAACAACCAACTTTGTAGCGCCTGAATACGAATCCCTTAAAGAGCAATACGATATTGCTTGGGAAGTTCCAACAAAAGATATGATTTCTATCTATGCAATCTGGCAGAAGTTCATTTCACAAGGCATTTCCTGCGATTTCTGGATTGACCGTTCACAGAATCGTGATGTTTCCACTAAACAGCTTATTCAAGAACTGTTCTGGTGTAATAAGTATGGCCTGAAAGGCAACTATTACTACAATACCAAGATGGATGCTGACGTGGTTGCTGGCGCGATTGCTAGTACAACATTTGAAGAAAACGAACCTTCAAAAGAACAGCAAGACGAGCCGGGTTGTGGTTCAGGTGGTTGTACACTTTAAGATGTAACAATTACAAAGCCCTTATCGTTATTGGTGAGGGCTTTTGTTATGATGGATTCATTAGTTACTAGATACAGGCTGGAGTACATAATGCTAAAACACCCAACTAACATTTCTGAAAGAGAATTGGAGAAAGAAGATGAAGCCGCCAAAGAAGGCATTCAGGGCTTCTTTTGGTTTGGACAGTTCATTCCTTGTGTCATTATTGGTGGGGATGGAATGATTAACTGGCAACACAAGCTAAACAAATTTTAACTTTACAGAAGAACCGATTCCTTTATAATGGCTACATCTTCTTTCATCGGAAGTCGTTCTCCGAAAACGAGCAAGCCCGTTAATCCTTCGTCTCCATGGGATTAGCGGGCTTTCTTATTGGTAACGACACAATCAAACAAGAACAGCTAAAATGCCCGCATCGTCCATTAACAAGGAGAAAACAATCCAATGACACTCATTAACAAGTTAAAGAATCACTTCAAGAAGAAACAAAAGCAACAACGTGAAGACCAGCCATTCTCACTATGGCTTTGGGAAACAGCAGCCATCAAGCTGAATGAAGAAGAAAAGGTTTACAATGGGCTAACGCTGAAGTTCTCTGAAGATGAGATTCAGCTTATTAAAGATGGCGACGTTCAGCCATTCTTAACTTTCCAGAACACACTTTACAACAAGGCTTACCTTTTGTGGTTCTGTCAATCCAAATACAAGCCGCTGATTACTTCTGTTTACCATACACCAAAAGGCGCGCCAGTTGAACTTCACGTCAAGAGAGAAAACCTATTTGAAACGATTGATTATGAATTGCTGATTATGCAATCAAATGGCGTGAACATCGCTGATGAACTGTTTGATGGGCATATTTATGGATTGAAAGGCTTGATTAACAAGCTGAAAAACTTTGAGACTAAGAAATGATTTGGTTTTTCATTCTAGGCTTCACAGCCATTACGTGCCTTTGTATATTGGCTGTTTCAAACTTACTGGATGACGCTAAAACACATAAGCTAGAAATCGAACATCCGATTCTATGGGCAATAGTGGCGGCCATTATTGGCTTGCTTTCTTTCGTCGTAATGCTGGCATGTTGTTTGGCTAAGATGGCGGAGTTACTGTAATGATTTGGCTTCGCATCATAACCTTCATGGTGGTTACATGTCTTTGTGCACTGATTGTTTCTGGTCTGTTGGAAGATTTAAAAGTGTATAAACGGGATAATGACCACCTGCTTATTGGCAGCAGTGGCGGCCATCCTAGGCATAGTTTCTTATGTAGCAATGGTGGCATGTTGTTTAGCTAAGGCTTCAGGGTTACTATGATGATTTGGATATGGATTAGCGGCTTAACCTTTTCAATAATCGCATGCGCTTACATGGTGGCTCTGTTTAATCTACTGAACGAATTCAAAGAATACAAGCTAGAAAGAGACTATACACTGCTGTGGGCTTTATGTGGGCTTGTTATAGGTTCGGTTCTGCTTCTAGCGGCTGTGGCTTACCTACTAGCTAAGGTTGCAGGGCTACTTTAACAACGATTTAATTTGACAATCGCAGCGATTAGAATCATAATGGCAATGTGTCAGGGCGGCACTAAACCGTTCTGTTCATTTCTTCACTAACATAAAGGAGTTTAATAATGAGTAATAATGTTAAGTTATCAGTTAATGACATCGCCCGTGTTTGCCATGAAGTCAACCGTGCTTACTGTCAGGCACTTGGTGATAATTCACAAGTAGAATGGGAATCAGCGCCAGAATGGCAACATGATTCTGCTAAATCTGGCGTCCTCATGCACCTAAATCATCCTGACGCACCAGCTTCAGAAAGTCATCGCTGCTGGATGGAAGGAAAGTTGGCAGATGATTGGAAATATGGCGAAGTAAAAGACCCTGCTAAGAAAGAGCATCCGTGCATGGTGGCTTTTGAAGAATTGCCAAAAGAACAGCAAGCAAAAGACTACATTTTCAAAGCGGTTGTTGGCGCTTTGGCAAAGTTCGCTTAATCAATACACACAAAAGGAGTAATAAGATGTCTGAAAAAATTGAAGGGTCTAACAAGAAATCCGTGAATAATATTCATCGTGATTATAAAAACGCTGATTTGGTTTTGGGCGAACCACAAGGGCTGCTTGATACCGTCCATATTCTGCACCCGGAATTAGAAGATTTGTTTATTAAAGCGAAGTCGCAAATGTGGTCGGGAAAGGGGGAATTTGATTTTTCGCCATGTCTTAAAGAGTTTGCTAAACAGGATGATAACGCAGACATTATGATAGATACGATTGCGTATCAATATCAGGCTGATAGTCTTGTCGCGAAATCGTTGCTTCCTATAATGGCACCATTTATTACAAATAGCGAGATGAATTGTGCTTTTGCGTTTAATACTGCGATGGAGTGCGAACATAGTATCAGCTATTCTGAAATGGTGAAAACGTCCTTTACCGACCCAGAAGCCATTCTTAAGAAGATTATTGAATCTCAAGAAACGGCAGACCGTATGTCTAAAGTGGAAGACGTTCTTGAAGAATTGTATCACGCGGGGCTTAAGTACAGCGCTGGTAATATGAGCAAAGATGAAGCGTTTCCAATAGTTTATCGTGGAATGACTGCAATTTACCTTCTTGAACGTATTCAATTTATCGCTTCGTTTGCCATTACATTCGGACTTGGTGAAGCTGGTTTGTTCTTGCCTATTGCCAACTGTGTCAAGAAGATTTGCGCCGATGAAATTGGCGTGCATTCGTTGGTTGATGAATATGTTCTTAGAGAAATGCGTAAGATGAAGTATTGGAAACATCAGCCTAAGGAGTTCCATGACAATATAATTGAAATTATTGATGATGTTGAACGAATTGAGTTGGAATGGACTGACTTTATCTTCAAAGACCGCACCATTGTAGGGTTTACCCCAGAACTGGTTAAAGATTGGGTACGCTTCAACGTCCAAATGCTTAAGCAATCCATGGATTTGCCCTTTGAAGTGAAAGTTAAAGAGAACCCGCTGCCATGGATGAACAACTGGCTTTCCCTCAACAAGTTCCAAAACGCCCCACAAGAAATCGAAAAATCCGATTACGCTGTAGGCGCAATGCGGGATGACTTGGATGATGGTGAAGATTTTGATGTCTAAACACTAAGCCAAAACATTAAGAAGCCCTCACTACGAGGGCTTTTTCTTTTGCTTATAATGAAAACATCTAAGCAAAACACTCAAAAGGAGCATCATAATGAAAACACAGAACCTAATTCGCTACGTTATCGCCGCATGGCTGAAGAAACACATCTCAGGTGGTTTTTACTTAACTTACCGCCCTAGTAAAGATTCAGAAGGCAAGCAAACATTGATGCTTACTTCAAACACACAAAACGCCAAATTAACCATTTACGATGGCATATTCCGTAATGGCACTACAGAATTGCGTTCGGAATGTGAAATAGCCAAAGCCCTTGCGGTTGAAACAGCGCGTGGTTCATTGTCAGATAACTGGGACATTCTGGCTTTAGAACGTTTATATCAGCAACTTTATAAAGTCAGAAAATGCCTGAACTATCTATTAGTTATGTACGATGGTGAAAAGAAAGATATTGAAATTATTGTGGAAACAGAAGAAGGTGGCTTAGAATCAGTCCGCTTCAACATAAGAGACCACAACATGTCGCCAGAGTTCTCGCAAGAATTGCTGTTAATGTTCAACTACGACGCGCTTATCTTCAAATCAAACTATCCGAAAATTCCAGAACATTTGTCATTAACAAAGTTTGAAAGCGTGTTGGAATACGCCATTAGAGCCGCATTACATGACAACGAACAAGGCATTGTCATTGAGCAGCATACAGACAGATGGTACATTAGCTTTGCCACAAAAGATGATAATGGCAATGTCAAACTGATGGAATGCGAACGTTTAGACGAGGATGGCAAAAATTCCAGTTACTTTACCGTAAATGGCGAATTGTCAACATCAGGCACTTTCTTTGATATGCTGACTTTTCCTGCCAGCGCTAATAAAACACAAAAACTGTTCTATGACGTTAAAACTCTCATTACCATGCTAAACAGCTATCGTTTTGCGCATTCGCAAATCGTAATCCACAATTACGACATTACAAATGTCATCATGACTGTTGATAACTATCTGACAACTGGCGAAGTGAATGTTTACACATCAGAACAGCATAATGGCTACGATGAAGCCAGAGTAAAAGCCACCATCCGCAAAATCGTTGAATGAAAGCAACCATTCACATATTGAAGAAAGGGAAGTAAAGTAATCATGAACTTTCAACTTACAAAAGATTTCACTGTAAATAAAGCGCCTGATAACGGCGTTACTTACGTTTACGATATTGAAGTAGAAGATACGCATACCTTCTTTGGTAATGACATTCTGCTGCACAATTCCATTTACGTTTATCTTGGCGATGTGGTAGAAATCTTCCATCAAAAGAACATTGAGAAAACAGGGCAGCCTTACACCATTGATGAAACATTAGACCTTTTGGACAAGTTCTGTGAGAAAGTTATCCAGCCAAAACTTGCCACTTGGTATGATGAAATGGCTGTTTACCTGAATTCAATGGAAAACAAGATGGTGATGAAACGAGAAGTCATCGCCCAAGCAGTCATGTGGCGCGCCAAAAAGAAATACATCATGTCTATCATTGACAACGAAGGCGTAAGATACGCACATCCAAAAATCAAGGATGTTGGCGTTGAAACCACAGCAGGCGCAACCCCAGAATTTGTGAAAGAAGCGCTGTATAACTGCTACAGAATCATGCTAACTGGCACGAATCAAGAACTGGTAAAAGAAATCAAAAGAACCAAGAAAGAGTTCCTTGAGAAAGATTACAAAGAATACTCGTTCCCCATTTCCATATCAGACCTTGAAAAGAACATTGACAATAATGGCAACTTAGTAAAAGGCGCTTCGTGGAATGCTAAAGCCGCTTACACGTTCAACAAGATGCTGGAAAAGAGTGGCATCACTTACATTCCGCCCATCAAATCAGGCGATAAAATCAACATTCTTTACCTGAAAGCTGCTAATCCATTTGGTTCAGAAACAATCGCATACGTTGAGGACATTCCTGAAGAATGGAATCTTGGTAGTTTTGTTGATAAGGGCAAGATGTTTGAACGTTTCTTCCTGAATCCCGTTAAATCATTTTCGGATTACTTATCATGGCATACCAATCAGGTTTTTGACCCTTCAATTTATGAAAATTCAGATAAGCCTAAAAAGGTGAGGAAAAGGAAAAGTGAGGTGGCTAGAAGCCCCTGAATGGCGTTTTAAGCAAAACACCCTAAAATTAGAGAATTTTTCTTTAACAAAATCAGTAACTTAAAAACATGAATTTTAGCCAAATTTTACCCCTTATCTACCCCTTATCTACCCCTTCCCCTTTCTGGCTACTTCTTATAAGTTGCTGTTTTACTTGAGTTTTTAGAGATACTAAACTTTTAGACGTTTTAAAAGCCCCTTAAATGGGGCTTGTCTGTATGTAATTGTTATTAAAGAAGTTTCTTCTCTATATCAGATTCAACCAAATCTAAGAAAGCATTTAAGTTGTAATGTATGGATGTTTCCTTATGGTTGTAGTGATAGCCTATATCGCCAGAAAGTTTATAATCAGGGAAACTTCTAATAGCGAAGTTGTATTCATCCACCGCAAAGATTGAGACACTCTTTTCACCCGCAACATGAATGATTGGCTTCTTAATGAAGCGGGGCAAGATTTCAACCCCAAGTTTCTTCCAGAAGTCATGATTGATTTCAACTCTAAGGAAAGGGCGGCGGCGGCGGTAAATGCCAACAACAGCGTCAAACTTATCAGCGAAGGTTTTAGTAGAGTTAAAAGTTTCGCCATCGAACTCAATATCGCCATTATCGTGTGTGGTGGCTTTCATTTCCTGCTTGTTAGCAGTGAACGTAACAACAATATCAGCATTATCGGTGTCAAAGATAATATCAAATTCATCAAGATGGTGGGCAATGGCTTCAATGAAGGTTTTGTTGTAATTCATTGGTAATGGTCTCCAAGTGTGGGTTTCTGCTATTATCGGCGAAAACATTCCAAGAGGCAAGTTTTCTAATGGCAATCTTCATTTTACTCATAGCATTCGCAGTAACAGTTTCAGTGGCGTTCAACTACGACCTGAAGAGCCAGAAGTCAAGAAACATCAGCGCTGAAAACAAAGCAATGATTGGCTACGGCATTTCAACAGCGTTGCTGGTAGTGCTAATCTGCCTTTACAAATGAAAGAAAGGAGGAACTGTGGAATACTACAGCCAGCTTTACTACTTAAGAAAAATCCAAAGCAGATTGCCCCTTTTCAAAGACAAAGGGCACGATGTTTATAACTGCCGCTGTGTGGTTTGTGGCGATTCCCAGAAAGACACAGCCAAAGCAAGGGGCTACTTCTTCAAGAAAGACAATACGCTTTTTTACAAGTGCCATAACTGCGGAACTTCCATGTCTTTCATGGCTTTCCTTAAAGAACATTTCCCTGCTGATTATCAGGAAATGATTTATGAGGAGTTCAGTTCATCTTCCTACAAGAAGAAAGAACTTCCTAAAATCAAGCGTCAAGTAAGAAAGCCCGCCCCACAGCAAGAGCCACAAGCGGTAAATCCCCTAATCCTGCCTTTCAAAACCATGGCGGAAATGCCAGAATCAAATTCAGAAAGACAGTACCTTGTGAAAAGAGGGCTTTCCCATGCTTTAAAACTGCTGTATTACATTCCAAACGCAAAGGAATATTCCAAAACCATTCCGCGTTACCAAGAAAAGCCCTGTTTCTTGGAAGATGCGGCTATTGGCATTCCGCACTGGAACAAAGACAAAACGGCATTGAACTTCATGCAGTTAAGATTTATCAATCAGCCTAAAATCCGCTACATGACGTTGCAGCTAAATGAAGACGAAAACGTTCACAAGATTTTTGGACTTGAACGAGCCATAATCGTCAAAGATAAAGTCTTGTCAGTTACAGAAGGCGCATTTGATTCATTGTTTGTAAGAAACTGCATAGCCATTTCCGGTATTACAGACTGGCATTCACTCAAAGATTACCTGCCATTAGTAAAGTCAGTAAGGTTCATCATTGACAATGACTTTACTAAGAACAAACAAGTCAAGAAGAACCTTATACAAATCATCAATAGTGGCTTTGAAGTTGTAATCATGCCAAAGTCATACATCCGTTACAAAGACGTAAATGACCTTTACTTATCAGGCAAGTTTCAAAGTGGCGGGAATCTCAATGATTTTCTTGATGAAAACACATACAAAGGGCAAGAAGCTATCCTAAAACTTTCCACTTATTAACGTACAAAAAGGGTAGCTTTAAATAAAATTCCCATTATCAAAGTTAGCCAGCCCAAAGGAGCTTTACAACCATGAACACCGACAAGATTATCCGTGAAATAGTGGACATTTGCCTGCCCTATACAAGAAGATTAAAATTGCAGCATATTCAGGATGATGGCTATTCCATCAATCTTTGGATTTTTGGCAATAAATCCTACACAACACTTATTAGAATCTTCCCTGATAAAGAACAGCCATTCTTCCTGTTATCAGGCAATACGGACTGTTCTTACCTGAAGGAAAAGAAGAAAGATTTCCTTGAGATTCTAAAGAAAGAACTGGCTAATTACGCAGTGACCAAACAAGAACGCACATTAAAAGACGTAATGCCTTGTTTAGAAAGGCTTAAGGCTGTTTACGATGAAAGAGCCTTGATTATTACCAAAGACGAATGTTTCATCGAAGGAGAGAAAGAATGTTGCTCAATCTGAAACACGAAGAACGAATTGGTAAGTTTATTCAGTACCTGTTGGAAAATGGCTATGATGAAGTTCAGCTTCAGTTTGACGATGAAGAGCCATTAGTTAATTACCTTGTCGCCTTTAGAACAGAGGTTGGCATGTTCTATCATAGAGCCTTTGAGTTTCTGTCATCAGGTACCATCATTGAGAACTTCACAGATGGCAATGATGAGTTTATTGATGACATTTATCCACTAGAACAAGAGCCGCATCCTCTATGGCAGAAAGTTGTGGAAAGACTTCATGAACTGGGCGATGAAGTGGATGAAGTTGAATTTAAGTTAAAGCCATTCCCAAATGCTACAATTTACTTAGTAGATGGCACTATTGGCCAAATTTTCTATTAACAAACAAAGGTTTAACCATTATGAAGCATCAAACACAAGCCCGCATTATTGCTGATTCCGTTTCATTCAATTCAGGACAGCGAATAACAACATTTGAAGTAGAGTTCCCTCGGATTGTATTAGCGCAGCTCAATACACACAAAATGATAGCGAAATCATATGCTTCCTCAAGGGCTATTCCTATTGAGAAGAACATAGAAATGATTCAAACTTCACCATTTATGCCAGCTGAATTTGGTAAGAACAAGCCGGGCATGGCGGCTTCCCAAAACCTTGAAGGTGATGATTTGGTTAAAGCCCGCAGAGAATGGCTTTCCGCTAGGGACAAAGCTGTATGGCAAGCTAAAGAACTCATCGCTATTGGCGTTCACAAGCAATTAGCAAACAGACTTTTAGAACCTTTCACTTATATCAAAGGCATCATTACCGCTACAGAGTTCAAGAACTTCTTCTTCCTTAGAATTGCTGATGACGCCCAGCCAGAAATCCGAGAGCTGGCAGAGAAAATGAAGGAAGCAATGAATGATTCAACGCCGCAGCCTTTACACAAAGGCGAATGGCATTTGCCTTACTTTGTTTACACTGGTGCTGGAACGTATAGAGCCATTTTCAATAATGAATTGGAACTGCCCTTAGAAGAAGCTAGAATGATTTCAGTTTCACTTTGCGCGCAAGTTTCATACCGTAATGAAGATTCTTCATTAGAAAAGGCTAAAAAGCTGTGGAAAATACTCTTTGAAGGAAGGGCTATTCATGGCTCTGCTGCTGAACACCAAGCAACACCAGTAACCTCAGAAACAGACAAGGGCATTACGCATTTCCTTAATGATGAAAAGAAAACGCCCTGTTCAGGAAACCTACAAAATTGGATACAATACAGGCAACTTTTTGCTGAGCCAGACCATTGCAACTGGCGCAAAGAAACCTTGAACTGATGTGAGGCATTATGGTTGGATTCATAATGGGGATTAGTGCGGCATTGCTGGCGTGTATATTGTTCATGGTTGTGTTGATTTTTAGAAGTATCAGCAGACAGGAAAATGAACTTGAAGAGAGAAAGCGCAACCTTCAGAAGAAGCTAGCTGCTAATTATCCACCCGGCTATCTTCCGGGTATTGACCCAGAGCCAGAAACACCGAAGCTACGAAAACTTGATACATGGTGAGTAAATCCCATAACAGAAACCTTAAAGATACTTTACAGAAACATTAAGCAGCCGTAATTGGCTGCTTTCTCATTTATGACTATAATGTGCCCCATCGAAAGAGAACAAAAGAGAGGTTTCAAAATATCGCTAGAAACATCAAAGCTAACTATAAAACCATTCGCGGTCAGGCTAAACCCGCCAAGAAAAAGCAATCAATCCATGAGAAAATTGCTGCGGAAGAACTGATTCAAAAGAAACTGATGAAACTCTTTCGCGAGGGAATGCCTAAACATCAGTTCCAAATTCAAAAAGAACAATCTGACAAACGGCTGCTTAACCTTAAACAACAACTGAAAGGAGCTTAAGAAATGGTAGAAGAAACCAAGAAAATTTTTAACAAATCTTAAACTTAGCAAAAGAGGTGCTTTAATCATGAAAATCACGTTCTTAGACCAAACATTTGACATTATCTTGCCACATGATACAGAACTCTTCTGGGTTGCTGCAAACAATAATAACCATCTTATGGTCTTCTCAACTAAGCCGGAATACAAAGACGGCTGTTGGTATGGCAACATCATCCCTCAAGATACTTTGCAAAGCGTAAATCGCGTGCGCGATTACACTAAATCTGTAGCTGCGTTCAAAACGACAATAAAAGCAGAGCCTTTTGCAGAAGATAATTATTCGGAACTCTTGAAATATATTGATGCGCATAAACCTACAAACGAGACCATTCCAGAGTTTGCATTTATATACATGGTTCGTCAGCAGCTTTGGTCTTTGGAGTTTGTGGAGTATGGTGATATTGTTATTGTTGATTCGTCTGATTACGAAGCTATCGGTATGATTGCTGTTGATACTGACGCTTCTCGCATTTTCTTTAAACTAAAACACTTCAACATGGGTGTTCTCATCAATTTTAACAAAGATGAAGTCTCATGGGCGAACAATGCCGATGATGATTATTCCGATGATTATCTTGACAAGATGGAAGCGTATTCTTGCAGACCCATCAACTTGCCTTCAACTGAACTTTCCATTTACAGAATGTTAGCTGAGGCTCTTGTTAAAGAATTACGTCATATCACCCAATAAAAGAGAGGTAAATGTACCATGAGCCAAACAATCACGCTAGATGAAATCGCCGACAAAGTTAGTAATCTACAAAGAAGCGCAATCAAATCAATCTTTCAGGAAATTATTGAATCATTGAGAGAAGAGAAATGGGCGCCAAATGGCGAGAAGTCTTATTATGTAGCGGATTATTTGCGGTTAGTTGAAATTGACATTGAACGGAATGAAATTCTGTTTGCATATAAACTTGACAATGATTCTATACTAACTTTCATTTTCAACGATGATGTTGGTGTTAAACTCAAACCTTCTGATTTCTACATTTATGATGGTTTGGTTTATGACCTTTCGGAAACCATAAAACATTTCCTACGTTCAGAAGCCAGAATCGTCAAAGAAATTACCAACAATCTTCTCACATACAGTAAAGGAGTTAGTGAGCAATGGCATACTTCGTAAAATTCCCTTCAATCGAACAATTTCGCAATGTTGTTGTAAACATTCAAAAGAAAGCGCGCTATAATGGCTTGGATAACGAGGGCAAGCCCATATTCGACCTTTCCAAACAAGCACCAATACTTACTTTCAAAGGTACAGTAAAATTACATGGCACAAACGCAGCAATTATTTACAACAAAGCGCGTGATTACTATAGAGCGCAATCCCGTGAACGCCTCTTGTCTCTGGACTCGGATAATGCTGGCTTCTGCATGTTTGCGGAACAAAAACGCCAGCAGTTCATTCAAATCTTTGAAGAGCTCAGAATTGCTAACAATATTCCTGACAATCATTTCATCGTCATTTATGGTGAATGGTGTGGCGAAAACATTCAGAACAAAGTAGCGTTATCACAACTTCCGAAAATGTTTGTTGCTTTTGATGTTTTTACCTTCTATACAGAAGATAGTAAAGTTCAGGAATCAGCAGTAAACCTGTTGCAAGAGGGCAAATGGCTTACTTCAGACCAAAACCTGAAGCTCATTAAAGAGAAAGAACATCAAATTTACCCAATCAATAGTTTCAAAACATTTGAAATTACTATCAATTTTAATGAACCAGAGCTTGTTATTCCTGAACTTCAAGCGCTTACTGAAAAGGTTGAAGAAGAATGCCCTGTTGGCAAAGCCTTTGGTGTTTCTGGTGTTGGTGAAGGTATCGTCTGGTCGCTGTTAGACCAGAATCAAAAGGACTACTATCGTTTCAAGGTGAAAGGTGAGAAGCACCAATCCTCTAAAGTGAAGAAACTGGTTTCGGTTGATGTTGAAAAACTTAATGATATTAAGAAATTCGCTGATTATGCCGTAGCAGAAAGCCGCCTTAATCAAGGTTTGGAGCATCTGCGCTTAAATGACTTCCCACTTAGCCAGAAATCAACTGGTGAGTTCATTAAATGGATTCAAGGCGATGTGCTGAAGGAAGAAAAAGATACGATTGTTGAGAATGGCTTCAACATGAAAGCTGTGAATACAACACTAGCGATTAAAGCGCGTACTTGGTTCTTGCAGAATGGCATTGCCGAGTAGTAATACAAATCTCACAGAATGGCGCTATACTTAGCGCCATTATCTTTAATGCAAAGGAGAAAAGAATGATTGTAAAGATTTTAGATTTCTTTCTTGAAGTAGATGCTAAAAGAAAATTTAATTATATAGCGATTGGCTGTACTGGTGAAGTTATAGCGTTTGAACACAAACCTGTTTTTAGCTATGAGTTTAGCGAATGGTCTTACGGTAATAACAGAGGGGATGTTTCCATTATTGGCAATGTGTTTCAGCGCTTCCCCACAGATATTGCTAAATCATTGTGTTGGGAACTTAAAGACGTTGATGTTACCAACGACAAATTCTTGCGTATTGATGGCTTCAAGGTTATTAACGTCCCAAAAGACATCGTTGAGAACTATCCATACGTAGCTTTCAAGAAAGTTAGTGAAGACATAACAAAAATATCTTCCATCAATCAGAGCCCGTTTACTATCATGACAATCTTAATAGTAGCGGCAAAACATGGGAAGTTTATATTACTGGCGCTGTACTCAAATTAGAAAAGGAATACTACTTAACCAAAGATTTTGTTGAAGATAGCGCAAAGTATGCTTTTCTAATTTATCATAGAAAACTTCTGATGCTTGATGAAATGCAGCAAACCTTCAACTGGGTGTGTATTTCACCGGGCGGAAACGTTTGCCTCACTATGGAACGTCCTAAATTGAGTAGAACTATAAGTGATTGGGAAATTGAGAACAATAACCAAATTGTTATGGTGAATTATGACGCTGAAGACTATCATCTTAGCGAAATAAAATTGGAAAATCTTGTTGTTTTACAAGAAGCTAAGACTAAAATGTGTTGTCTATCAAAAGAATCCGCTATTGAAAAATTTGTTTTGATTGAGGACATCAAATGTCTTTTACAAAAAACTGAAGAGTATCAAACATTAGCAGGAAATGTGTTTACTGGTTTTGCCGATGAGCTTGACAACACATGGGAAGCGCATGCTGACTAGTAATACACTCACATCAAAATGGCGCTACAATTAGCGCCGTAATCATATAGAAAGGAGACCAGAAAATGGCAATCAAAATTATCGAATTCCATAATCAGCAATACTTTGTTGGTGAATATTACTTCAACAAACAATTTGACAGTATTGTTACAGTAAGCCATGATGGCAACGCCGTATTGAAAGCAACCCCTGATATAAGCATCATTCTTGGTTCTGTTGATGTTACGTCAAACGAACTGGAAAACAGAGAGCAGCTTTCCCGCCGTTTAAACACATTGCCAGTTAAAGACAAGCAAGAAGACGCTTTCTTTAAATTTGAAACAAGAGTTGATGACGACGAATTAGTTTTTACAGATGGCGAGGCTATCTTTCTACCAGTTTCGGATGATGTAAGCGTTTTGGTTGAATCAGAGCTATTAGCTAAATTTAACTGGCTTACTATTGACGCTACAAACGACCATGCTGTACGTTTACATAAAGGTATGCCAGCTTTCTATGGTGATAGATGGGATAGCTTTGCAGAGCAGATTAGACTAGAGTTTTTAGATGGTAAGTTCACCGGGGAATGCAGTAAAGAATTCTTGATTGAAGACCTCATTGAAAAAGCTAAAGGGAAAGTAATCACGGAAAAGCAAGGAGTTAGGTTGTCTTACCTTAGCCACTGCATGAAGCCTTTCTCAACGATTACACAGCGCTATGTCTGTGAAGGCACTAAAAGCGAGGAAGAAATAACCATAGATGATGTTTTTGCTGCTTTTGATTCTATTGAAATCAAAAACGAGCTTATCTACACCATCATGAAATCTGTTATTGGTGTTTTGCGTCGTGATAAAAAATTGCCTGTATTTGAGCTCAATGATGATGACGATACTTTAATTGCGTGGGGCGCGAATACAAGATATTCTAACGATGTTGAAATCCGTTATGAAAAGTCTGAAGACGCTGAAGTTCTTACATTCTGGCTGCACGAATTATCTATCAGTTTCAAGTTCTTTGACAACTATGAACGAGTAGAAACTTCTTTGGAAAGTATGGCGAACCTGACGCCCATCACTACCTTCATGCCGTTTGAAGTTCCTAAATCATACAAGGTTTTTGTAGTTTTTCTTGCAGATGCTTTGCATAAACTGGCTATTAAAAACGATTAAAAGGAGCAAATGAAATGTCGCTTAAAATTATCCAATTCCATGGTCAGCAATACTTTGTTGACGAATCTTACTTTGATAAACGTTATAACAGCATCATTACAGTAAGCCATGAGAGCAAAGTCGTATTGCGTGCACAGGCTGATATTCGCCTTACTCTTGGCGATTTTAATGTTGAGCCGCTTGACCTAGAATACAGAGACCAGCTTTCCCGTCGCCTATCTACACTTCCGGTTAAAGATAAACATGAAGATGCTTTTACCAAGTTTGAGACTTGCCGTAATAGCGTTAGGGGCATTACTGGTATTACTGGCATTAGTGGCGTTGCCAGCGATGACGATGATTGCGTCCCGCCAGAATTCGTAGATTCTGAAGCCATTCGTTTGCCACTTTCAGATGATTGTAGCGTGAATGTAGGGCTACTGACGTTAGCTCAATTCAACTGGCTTACGATTGATATCACACCTAAACAAGTTGTGCGTCTGCATAAAGTTAAGCCAAATTGTGATGATGTTCGATGGGAAAACTTCAGAGAACAAATAATGGTGGGCAAATTAAAAGGCAAGTTCCAAGGTGAAACCAACAAAGCCTTCTTCCTTGAAGACCTTATTGAAAAAGCTAAAAAGTGTGTAATTGTTGAACAAGAAGCAAGTGAAACGTTTTTCTATGACGTCAGTGCAATAATATTAACAACGATTACACAACGTTATGGCTACAAACCAGTCCATAAAAAATTAACAGCGCAAGACATTTTCAATACGTTCGATACTATTCAACCTAATCCATGGATTGTTTATGGCATTATGAAAGCTGTTATTGATGGCTTACACCAAGATGATGTGTTACCAGAAATTGACCGTGTGAAAGGTAGCTATACTTCAATTACATGGCAACCTGATGCAAATAAAGCTGATGATGTTTCGCTTTCGTTTGAGAAGCGCGAAGGCGAAGTAGAAATTACATTCAGCCTGAATGGTATGTTCGTCAAATTTAATCTTTTTTGATAACTGCACAAGAGTAGAATGTGTTCTATTGGGCATGAGTGGTTTAGAATCAATCTTTGAATCGGATAAAGTTCCTGAAGAATACAATCAGTTCGCTATCTATCTTTCCAAAGCTATCCCTACACTTACCCTCTTAAACGTTTAAAAGGAGAACTTAAAATGCTTATTCAAATTCTAATTCTCATAGCTTTGTTCATTGCTGGCGGCATCATTGGCTATTACGCGGGCATGAAGCTATGATTCAAATTCTAGGCGCTTTAATCCTTCTGGTTATAGGGCTTTACCTGTTTCAAGCCGAATCAGAACTCATTGATGTAATTGATGATAAAACAGGTAAACGTTATCAAGACGTTGAATCAACGCCAATAGGAACATTAGGCTGGATAATGGCATTGTTTGCAGTGCTGTATCTAGCTGCAAAGTTGTTAATCTGGATTTTATAATGCTTGAAAATCAAGACCTTACTAAACTTTCAGACGAAGAACTGTTGGCTTTACACGACGAACTCTCTGTAAAGGTAAAGCTCTACGACCAATACCAGTACGCTATGAAGATTCTTATCAACTCACTTTATGGTGCACTGGGAACGAACACATTCCGCTATTACAAGCTGGATATGGCAGAAGCAATAACCCTTACAGGTCAGTTAATGGCTATGTACATTGGTGATAAAGTAAACGCTTTCCTTTCTAAGCTAACCAACGCGCAAAAAGACTTCATCATTGCAGGCGATACGGATTCTGTAACTGGCGAAACTATGATAAGAACAGAAGAAGGCGCTATTTCAATAGAAGAAATCTTCATTGAAGCCGTTAGAACATTAGAAGAAAATGGTGAGAAAATCGTAGTAACTAAGAATGGCGCTGAAGTTATTCCAGTTGATTTCCTGAAAGCCCTTACCATTCACGACAACAAACTTGCCTACAAGCCAGTCAAATACGTCATGCGCCATGAAGTTAATAAGCCACTTCACACGGTCAAAACCAAAAGGGGTAATGAAGTAACGGTTACTGAAGACCATTCACTTATGGTTAGTAAGAATGGCAAACTTCAGAAGGCAACCGTTCATGAATTAAGTGGTGGTGAATTGGTTGAAATCGTTTAGCTTCTTAATTAAATCCACTCAAAAGCCCTTTAGCTTCTAAATGAGGTTGAAGGGCTTCTTAATATGCCCCTAGAAGCCCCTGAATGGCGTTCTAAGGCGACGAAATGCTTACCCGCTATGTTGGTATTAGGATTTTAGGGTGAATTTAGTAAAACTAACAATTTCAATAAAATCAATGGTTTATGTATATTAGAAAGTTCTAATATAATGGCTTAAAACACGATTTAGAAGCCCTGCTTTAATGGCTTTCGATGGGCTAGACGCTACAGTAGTGATTTTGACAAAATGGCGGAAAATGTGGCGAATAATCCCTAGAGAAAAGTCATAAGAATGGCTCAACCAAGCCATTCTTCATTTTGAGACGAATTAGTACCTACTCATCAATTCCAAGCGCTTTCATTATCTTATTCAGCTTGTCATCAAGTTCATTAAGCCGCTTTTCGTTTTCAAGTATCTTCTTCTGCTGCGCAATGGCATTCAAACGCTTCTGGTAGTCATCAGTAGAAGTGTTGATTACAGCACCATGGCTCTTGATGTAGGGTGTTCCTTTAATTTTATAACGCCCATCTGGCGGTTCAGGGTTCAGGATACTATCTTGGATTTCAATTTTGTCACTAGACATTGTGGAAAACTCTTGTAAGCTAGGAAATATTCTTTATTGTACTTAAAGAGGAAACCCGTTTTGTACTTTTTAACTAAACTAGTGTTGGCTGCTGCTTTAAGCGTTGCGCCCATGAACAGCAGCGCCAACAAATCTGTTACATCACATTCTGTTGTTCTCAATAAACAAGAACACAAATGCCTTACTGAAGCTGTTTATTACGAAGCCCGAAACGATACAGAAAAAGGACAACAAGCTGTAGCTGATGTTGTTCTAAACCGTGTAGAGCATAAAGCCTACCCAAATTCTGTATGCAAGGTTGTATATCAGAAAGGGCAATTTTCATGGTCAGTAAATAAACCCGCTGTAAAAGAAAAAGCAGCATGGGAAAAAGCCGAAAAACTGGCTGAAAGAAAACTTAAAAGACAATATGCCCTAGTAAGAGAAGACGTTACATCAGGCGCAACGCATTTTCAGAAATCCGAAAAGGGCTGGAAAGGCACAGTGAAGATTGGCAAGATTGGAAAACATCACACATTCTTTAGACTTGTAAGATAAATTAAAAGCCCCATTTAAGGGGCTTAAATCTTCTTACAGGGCTTATCAAAGGCTTCTATTCATAACCCTATTCATGGCAACTGTGTTAGCAATGTTACGCATGAAGTAAACATTGTTATCAACAACTTTAGGCGCTGCTTTATCAGAACCACTTCCAGAACCAGCAACATTATTGTTAGTAACATTATTGTTGTTAATGATAACTGGCGTTTTACTAACATCAGCTTGTGTTTTCGCAACAACAGACAGGGTTTTCATAACGCCAGTGTTAATACTTTGCTGTGTATTCACTTCTGGCACAGCAGGTTTGCCGCTAATCGCCGCTGTAATTTCAGCTTCAGTAACAGGTTTACTCATTCTATCAACATAAGCATTACGCAGCTTGGATTTCTTCTGTTCGCCAAGAGCAGCGGCTCTTTCTTGTAATGCCGCAATAATGCTGTCCTGATATTCGCGAGTGTCAGTAATAGCGCGTTGATTATCAGCAGTATAGCTGTTCTGGTCAGTAAATGTTCCGTACTTACTACCGCCTAAAAACCAGCCAAGCCCTTCAGCAATACTGCCAGAAGTTCTAAGTCTAGCATTATTCAAGCCTTGGAAACGGAACATTTCCTTGTTGGCAATACTTAGACGTTCACCAGACTTACCAGAACCAGAATACTTCATGCCAGCATACTTTTCATAGTCTTTTTCTAAGTTACCATAGACAGCACCTTGTCCAACACTATCTTTAGTAGCAGCTTCTTCCACGAATTGCATGGCTTCTTCAGCGGTTTTGCCCATTCTAAGCAGCATATCAACACCGCGTGCTTCCATACGGTTTAGATTATCGCCATACATTCCATAAGTAAGTTTTTCGTTCTGGTTTTCATAGCCACCTTTGGTTTTCACAAACATTCCTGAATCGGCGGCTTTTTGGAAGGTAAGAGCCATGTTCTCGCCTTCGTCTTTAGCCTTATTAGCCATGACTTCCCGAACTTGTTCTTCACTCATGTTTGCATATTCGCCAAGTTCATTAGCAGCAGCAACTGTCATGGAAGCTGTAAAGTCCCTAGTATCAGCTAAAGAAGTAAATTCCTTCTGATTAGCTTCAGTTTCAGCGTCAATTTTCTTGGCTTCATCAGTATCATTGAAAGCCTTAGCAAACTGTTCACGAAGTTCTTTTTGTTCTTTGGTTTGTTGCTTCTGAAGTTTCTTGGTTTCATCTTGTGAAGCCAACTGTTCCTTCATCAGCTTATCTCTAGCAGCATCAGCTTCTTTATTGCGCAGATATTCTTTTCTAGCTAGGTTTTCTTGCCGTTGGGCAATTCTATCTCGTTGCGTATTGCCCTGATTGATTGAAGCAAGTTGTTTTTCCTGAATACTGTTATTCTTCTCAAGCTCTTTCTTATAGGCTTGTTCAGCAGATTTATCAATGGTATTGCCCTTATCATCCCAGCCAAAAGCCCTACCAATGGCACTGTTTCTAATCCAGTTAATCGTATCAGCGACCCATTTGAGCAATCCGCCAATCAAGCTAACAACACCGCTTATAACATCAAAAATCATGCCAACAACTGTAGAAACAGCTTTGAAGATTTTTTCAATGACTTCCCAGATGACAGTAAGAATAGAAACAATCATCTTGAAAATGGGCTTGAGAATAATCATAATAGCTTTAATGATTTCCCCAACAGCATCCATAAGGGATTGGAAAGCTGATTTAATAGAACTCATAAGCTCTTTGAAGCGTTCGCCTACAGACTGGAAGAACTCACCAAATGATTTCCACAGGCTTTGGAATTTCTCTTTTAGCTTATCCGTGCTATTGAAGGCTTCTTTAATGGTGCTGTAAATTGTATTGCCAATGTTCCAAACACCAACAATAAGGGATTTAATCACGCCAAACAAAGAGACAATACCGTCTTTAATGGCTTTAAGCCCTTTAACAATATCATCCCATGAAATGTTCTTAAGCCATTCCCATCCTCTATTAAACAAGTCCTTTATGTAATCCCAGCTTGTCTTGAAGCCTTCTTTAACGTTTTCCCAGAACTCAGCAGCTTTTTGCCCAAGTGATTTCGGTGGCGTGCCATTTACGCCATTGCCGGGATTATCCGCACCAGAAACCATATCGGCTTTACCAATGCCTAAGAAGTTCTTAATAGAATCCGTAATGCCTTCTTTCGTATCAGTAAACCATTTGACAATATCATCCATCTTGGTAGCAATGTAAGACAATCCAGCTAACCCTGACATGCCCAACAGTGCTTTTAATCTTCTAGGTTTCAGTTTGGGAATAGGCATACCCAGTTTTTTCGCAATGAAATCAAGGGATTTGTTGCCAACCAATCTAAGTTCGTTACCAATCTTGGTGAAGTTCACGCCAGTTGTAAGAACAGCTTTAATGCCATCCCATACTCTTGAGAATAATGAAGGCTCTGTATTGTTGCTAATCTTGGTAAGTTCAGCAACAACACCGCTGTCTTGCCCTTGTTGAATGCCAGCAGTGTTTTGGGCAACAGCTTGAAGTTGTTGGGCAATGTCCTCAACGCCATTTACATCAACATTCTTATTGGCTTCAGCATTTTTGGCATGCGCTAATACTTGTTCAAGCCCTTTTACAGAGCCGGATACACCTGTTACAGCGCCTTTAACATCGCCTACAGCGTTACTAATAACAGCAACACCAGAAGAAGACGCCAACAAATCAACTTTCTGCACTCCTCTTGATTTGGCGATTGCGCCTGCTGCTCTAACTGCGCCAGAACCCATCAAATCATCAGAGTGATAACTTATTCTAGCTCCACCCATTCTACGGTACTTGTTGCCGCGAATGAGTGTTCCCATATCCGCTTCCATATAGGCTTGCTTCTTGGCATTGGGCATTGCAGCTTCTTCAGCTTTCTTAACACCTTCTTTGTTGAGACCTCTACGACGGGCTTCACTTCCAGAAATCTTGACTTTTCTCTTAGCTCTTTTCTCAAGTTCTTTTTCCGGGTCATGTTGCCATTTGGGCTTTGAGAATGTCATAATATCGCCAAGAGCAGCAAATGACTTACCCAACTTGTTGTTGCCAGTCATGAATGAAGCAGTTCTTTTCAACGGGTCAGTAACCGCCCAGTTGAAATTGCTAACCAGTTTTGCAAGTCTGCCTTTGCCTTCATTAGAATAATCAAGGTTCATTTTGGAATAGCGAACAGCATCAACAGCATTTGTAGCTTTCTGCTTAATTGCGCCACCAACTTTAGTAGCAGCGTTTTTAACACTTGATGTAATCTTGCCACCAATAATTTTGCCACTTGTGTTTACGCCTTTGCCAAGAAGTGTAGTATTGATAACATTTCTAATGCCAGCAATACCGCCGCCTTCTATGCCGTAGTTCTGTTTGGTTCTTTTGCCAGTATTCTTGACGTATTCAGTGGCGGCTTTAGAAGCAGCTAATGTTTTAACCGCAGCTTCCCTTCTTTTAACACGGGAAGCAACTTTATTCTTGGCTTTTTCTTCGGATTTGCGGCGTCTTTCTTCTTGGCGGCGATACTTGTCAATGACCGCATTAACATCTTGACCTAGAGCTAAAGCTCTGTTAATTTCGGCGTTACGCTTCATATCCCGCTGATTGGCTTTCTCGGTTTCCCTTGTTCTAATGTCGGCGTTACGTTCATTAACAATATCAGCAAGACCAGTTGCACCAGCTTCCGCTAGGGATTTAGCGGTTAAACCAAGCCCTCCAGCAATACTGGTTACGCCTCTTTTAATAACGCCTTTAGTAGCATTAGCAGCAAGTTGTCTGGCTGCTACTAGTCCAATGTAGGGAAGCATACGAAGAAAATCCTTATAAAACAAAATCAAGAAGAAAGGTTGCTTTTATTTAAGGGCGTTCATAAGGGCTTTCCTTTAGAATCCGCCAAGTTTAATGCCAAGCAAAAGGTGAGAATTATGTTTACAAATCAACAGGTTGTAGATAAATTAGTATGGCTTACTTCTAAGTATCTGTATGAGAAAGAGTTTTTCATACCAGAATTCGAGAAAAGAGCTATTGAAGACCAAGATAAGTTCCATTTAGCTTGTCTTACTGATGCCCGTTTAATGCGTCTTCTAAACGCTATGTGTAATTCCTATCCGCATAAGCTGTATAACTTATCAGGGCTAATGCTTGATGTTGTAACCGAGGAAAACATTTTAGCTTACCCAGTAACCCACTTGAGAGAAGTCTGGGTTGAAACATGGCGTGATGTTTTTAACGATTTCTTCAATGAAACCAATGATATAACAGATTTTGAAGGCATTATTCCTGAAATCGCACCGTGGGATAAAGCCTTGAATTTAATGAAATTTATCTTAAAGCACGATTTCAAAGACGTTGTAGGTTATGAGTATGGCGGCTCATTCTTCCATGTTCAGGATTATTACAACACCGTACAAGAGAACATCAATGGCTACGTCAAATCCAGACGAAACAAGATTATCAAGGTTCTGGATGAACTGAATGAACGAAAGATTAAAGAAGAAATCGCCAAAGAACTTCTAGTTCAAGAAAGACAAGTTAAGCCTCTACCCAAGCCCCAATTAACTTACCAATCAATCCCTTATACAAAGAATCGTGAGTACATTGATTTCTTCAAGACATTGCCGTATGATTCTGATGAAGTAACAACCCATCTGCTTAAGTACGGCACATTGCGTTATCTTGGCGTCCCCAAAGAGCTAGAAGATTTCTGTAGAGTGAAGTATGGCTTCTACACAAGAAACGGCAAGAAGTTTGCCATGCTACCAAAAGACTTCCAACCAAAATTCGTTCCTGACCTTACAACCCACAACAAAGAAATCAATGAGCTTGCCAAGTACACTTCTTACAATAGAAATGCCTTTGACGAATGGGCTGATGAAGGCGGAAACACAATAGAATAACGTTTAACGAAAGGAGAACCTACATAATGGCTAACGACCAAAAACAAGACAAGAAAAAAGAAATCATGGCTTTACAAACTGATGATGAAGTCCATGTTTTAGCAGGATTTCTTCATAGTGATGATTTCATTAAAGAAACCATTAGATACTTCAAACCTGATTTTTTTGAAGTTAATCAAGCAGATATTGCCTTCACTATCATTAAGGATTACTTCAACAAGTACCAATCAAGAATCCCTTTAGAAACCCTTACAAGGGAAATGCACAAGGGTAATATGTCTAACTTGAATGAAGAAGCTCTGGATTTAATAGCCGCTGTAGATTTCAAGCCAGATGAAGAATGGCTTAATGAAAAAGCAGAAGACTTTTGCAGAAGGAGAATGCAAAAAGTAGCTGTTCACAAACTTGTTAATTACATGCAGGAAGGCTTTCCCAAGAACGAAAGTATTGAAAGTGTTACTAGGGAACTAGAAGCTGCTAACATCTTCAAGTTCCAAAAACAGGAAATCCTGTCGCTTTATCGCAACAAGGAAAAGAACTATGAAATGCTTACTGACACGGAACTCAAAGTGCCAACAGGCTATCATTTCATGGATAGCATTACATCAGGCGGCGTAGCGCCCGGCTCTTTGTGTGGCTTTGCGGCGGCATCAGGTGGCGGTAAAACATTAGCTATGTGTTCACTAGCAATGAATTATTCCAAGATGGGCAAGAAAGTTCTTCTTTGGTCATTAGAACTTCAGCCATCATTAGTCATGAACCGTTTGCATTCAAACATTCTTAGAACGCCAGTTTCTCAGTTTGAGAATGTTTCTAAAGACACATACATGGAAGCGATTAAAACCCTAGAGCAAAAAGGCTATGGGGAAATTTCAGTGGTTTCTGAAAACCTGTCAAAGTGCAATATTGTGGACTTAAGAACATTGGTAGAAACTTATCAAGTTCAAAACAACTTCACACCAGATGTCATTATTGTGGATTACATGGGGCTAATGAAGCCTGTTGTTCCTTATCAGAAAACCTATGAAGCCATGAAAGCCATTTCTGAAGACCTTAAGAACTTTGCAAGGGATTTGAATGTAGTGGTTTGGACTGGTGTACAAATGAATAGAAGTGCCGCAAGTGATGGCGATGGTGCTGATGTTTCCGATGTTGCTACTTCAATAGACATGGTAAACACCTTTGACTTCCTTATGTTCTTCTACGCCGATGAAGATGACCCGAAGAAGCGCAAGTTCAAACTGTTCAAGAACCGCTTTGGTGAGAAAGAAAACGTGCTTGGCAAGTTCGGTATTAGCATGGAATATCAGGAAATCTTTGATTTACAGCCTGATAAAGAACCTGATGTTGGGCTTACTACAAAGCTAGAACAGAAGACATTTTCTGATATTAAGAAAGAAACTTCAGAGAAAACAAAAGCCTTCCTGAAAAAGAAAGATGAAGAGTTTATTGATATTGAAGATGAAGCTGATGTTTTTGAAGAAAAGCCAAAAGCGCCAGCTAAAGAAGAATCATCCGGCGGCATTCTCATTAAACCTAAACGCGGCGAAGATGATGGCAAGCCTAAACGTAAGGTTGGCTGTTCGTAATGGCATAGTCAGCTTCTAAACACTACAATAGCCCTCATCGAAACAACCAATGAGGGCTTTCTTTATGAGCAAAATTTACTACGAACTTTTCTACAATGAAGTATCAGAAAACAACTTCAATAAATTCTATGAAGTCTGCAAAACTTTGGATTGGGCTAAATGCAAAGACCCGGCTAATCAACCCAGACAGCCAAATGTAGAACTTGGCAATTTGCTTCTGGATTACATTTACAAGAATCACAAGAAGATAAAGTTCTTTAGCGTTGACTGTGCATCATACAACGACAGCTTCTTCCTCAATTCTGTTGCAGTTCAAATGCTGCCACATTCAATGGTGAAAATCATTATCGGCAATAATTTTCCATATGGACTTCATGAAGAACATTACAAACTTAGCGAGAGTTCCAAAATTATCAAAGCCATTGAATACAACATCGGTGATGATTTACGAGACAAAATATGGTCAGACGAACCACCGTTAAGAAAAGACCAAGCTGTTCTTATCGGGCAAGAATACGATAAGTTTCAGGCTTCAGGGCTTATTGAATATGGCTTTACTTTTTCTGCTTACCGCAACCAAGCTGACGAACTTTACGTAGCCATTCAGAATCCATACATTGAACTAAAAATTCCACCCGCACTTTACAAAGAAGAATACGCAACTTACTGCGCAAAGGAGCTACATTATGCACTTCAATTTGATTGAATTTCAGCAGGATTTAATCCTGCAAGACTGGCATTGGAAGTATATTCCTTCCATCAATGACAAGCCAGCTATGATTAGTCGTTCAGGCAAGTATTCATCTTCCTACATGGTCTTTGACAATGATAAGCCAGACCAGCCAACACTTAAATGGTTTACTGAAGTGGAAAACTTCTACATCATTAGAGATGCTTTCAACAAAGACAAAGACAAAGCCCTTTCTGTTTGGCTGAATGAATTCTGGGAAACCTTGAACAATGATGTTCTTAATGGTCTAACAGAACTTGGCTATGAACTTGTAGGCATTGGTGAACACTTCAAAACTATGGGGAATGACGTTTGCATTCCATTCCTTCTTAAATTTCGCAAGGAGAAATACGGCTTATGAAAATTGCAATCCTTAACGATACACATTTTGGCTGTAGAAAAGACAGCCATTTCTTCCAGCAGAAGCAATTAGAATGGCTTTCTAATCAGTTCATTCCTGTCATGAAAGAGCATAATGTTAAACGTGTCATTCACTTAGGCGATGTCTTTGATAATCGCGTAAACGTAAACATTCATACATTATCAGTTTTCAAAGAAGCCTTCTTTGACGAAATTCTAAAAAGACTAAACATTGATTTAGACATTATTCTTGGCAATCATGACTGCTTCTACAAGAACATGACGCATTGTTCTATTCCAGAAATCCTGCAATCATCCTATGAAAACCTGTCTGTTTACACTGATGAATGGCTTATTGACATTCACCAAGAAACCATTGGAAGTATGCCTTTTATCTTCATTCCATGGATTTCAAACCAAGAACAATGGGCTATGATTGAACAAGCGCTAGAACGTATTCCTTTGAAAGAAGCGCAGCAAACCACTGTTCTGGGGCATTTCCAGTTCATAGGCTGTGAAATGGGCAAGTTCGGGGTTTGTGAACATGGCACGCCACTTCAGCCTTTCCGTAAGTTCAAAAAAGTAATATCTGGGCATTTCCACAACCCATCAGAAAATGGCAATGTTTGGTATCCCGGCAATCCTTTCTTCACTTCATGGAATGATTATGGCGATGAAAAAGGCTTCCTGATTCTGGATACTGCCACACAAGAATACCAGAAAATCACTACGAATGATAAGGTTTATCATATTGTTGATTATAACAAAAACATCAGTAATGATTACAAGAACCAAGTCCTGAAGGTTTACATTAGCCAAAACGAAGTTAAAACTGATACGGCTAAACAGCAATTTGCTAACTTCATCGAAGCATTGTATCAGAAGGGCAATATTGTTGAAATTGAATATCAGGAAGAAAATTCAGAAGTTGTAAACGCTCTGGCAGATTACAAACACCAGAAAGAAGTTTCTTCCCTAGAATTTGTCAAAGAAGTTATTGATGAATCTTCGCTGCAATACAAGACCGAAGTTTTTGAATACATGAAAACATTATCAGCACAAACAAATGGAGAACAAGAATGAAACTAGCTAAAACAGACCGCTATCGCCCTTTTATCATTGATTTCTTTGGCTTGCCAATCACAGTAAATGATTCATTCAAATCATGGGCTAATCATATCGCGGCATCAAAACCAGACCCGGAAACTGGCGTCTCTGATGTTTGGATTTATGAGATTTACCCAGAAGCAACAGCAACAGGTTGGAAACATGTTCATGGCGGCTTCGCTGTAGTTGGTGAAGTTGATTTAGAAGGATTCCCATGGCATGAAGCCATTTTGCCTGTAAAAGAAATGGGTGAAAGTGGGGAAATGGGAATATCAGGAATAGAGTTAATTGTGTAAAAGAAAAGCCGCCAAAAAACAGGCGGCTTTCTTATATGTGGCTTCTACTATTAAACAACAGGGCGACCAGCACCACGACCATTACCAAGACGCTGGAAGTTAGTGCCATTGTTCGCAGGCATAAAGTAGTTCACAGCGAAAGTAACAGGGAAACGGGCAATCTGGTTGTTGTTCTCATAAGAAAGCGCAATTTCACCAACACTTGAAGGGAAGATTTGGCGCATTTCATAAGTACGCAGCAGGTTCCCTTCACGGTCAAAGCATTCAACCATGCCGTTCAGGTAGTAAGTCAAAGGCTTACGATAGTTATTCAAAGCCAAGTTCGTTTCAAAGCCCAAGATGTTATCGTGCCAGTTTTCAAGGAAGGTACGAATACCAGCAACACCATTACTGCCAGAACCACCATCACCATCATCATAGACTTCAATAGTCCAGTCATCGAAGGTTTTATCACCTGCGAATTTGACTTCACGACCAAAGTAGAAAGTAGAAGCAATGCCGATAGTTGATTGCGGAAGCTGCGCAGAAACAGCTAGGAACTGGAATTGTTCTTTAGCGCGGGACGCAAGTGAAGGGTCAATGCCTTCTAAATCGCCAGTAAGGGTAACACGGTAGCGGTTAGGACGATAACCGCCATTCGCCATGTGGGCTATGTACGCTTGGGCATCAGCGGGATGTACAGCCATTTTAAGTTTTCTCCAATTAGCTAATTGTCAAAAGGTTTGGCTTTATTTTAATGTTTTGAAAAATAAGGATAATTTAGCGCCCATTTGGCGTATCAAACACATTTAATAAGGAAACCACATGAGTTACTCATATCTTATTGAAAACGCGCCAGATGCCCGCGTTACAGAAAGTTTAGAAGGCAAACAAGAAAAAGCCTATTACATTGAAGGTATCTTTGCTCAAGCTGATGTTCTAAATGGCAACAGAAGAATTTATCCTAGAAGTGTTTTAGTAGAAGCAATCAAGCCCCTGAATGAAATGATTGCTCATTCAAGACTTCTGGGAGAACTGGAACATCCTAAAGTAAATGCCTCTGATATTAACCCGGATAGAAGCTGTATCAAGATTCTTAGCTTGCATGAAGATGGCAATAACATCATGGGCAAAGCAAAAGTCATGAAAAGCCTGCCCTGTGGTGCTATTGTTCATGGTTTGTTGTCAGAAGGCGTAACTGTTGGTGTTTCTACAAGAGGCTTTGGTGAAACCGAACTTAGAGAAGGCAAAACTTATGTGAAAGACTTGGTTCTGAAAACAGTTGATGTTGTCATGAATCCTTCAGCGCCAGATGCCTTTATGACTGCCATTATGGAAAGCAAAGAATGGGTTTTTGAAAACGGTGTTCTTGTTGAACGTGAAAAAGAAATGAAGAAGATGATTAACGAAGAAGCTGGTAAGAAGTCAAAAGCAGACTATACAAGAATCTTCAGACAAATCATTGAGATGGCTGCAAAAGCTAAATAAAGCCAAGAATTCTTAAATTTATTGTCTGGACTAATCGAATGGCAAGCTCAACCGCTTCTAATTATCTAAATACAAAACAAATGGACTTTCTTTTGAAAGGCACGGCTTGGACTGCACCCGCTACCATTTACGTTGCACTCTTTACAACTGTTCCAAACCTTGATGGCACTGGTGGCGTTGAAGTAAGTTCAACTGGCACCGCATACAAGAGAATTGGTATTGCACAAGGCACTGGCTGGACAAATGCTGTTGGTGCTAACCTTACCTATTCAAACGTTGATATTCTTTCTTTTGAAACACCTACTGCTATCTGGGGAACTATTCGTGGCATTGGTTTGTTTGATGCTGAAACGGATGGCAACCTGCTCTACACAGGCTACTTGGTAACGCCGAAAACAGTAAGTGGCACGGATAACGCCCCGCGTATTCTTGCTAACCAGTTACGTATCAGCCGCGCTACCTGTTAATAATAACTTTACCGAAATGAAAAGCCGCCATATTTCAGGCGGCTTTTCTTATATGGCGGCTTTCTCAGTGTTGCTTTAGAAGTGAAGTGGCAACAATCCAACTTTTCACTTTAGCCGAACGAACAATGTCTTCAACGCCAAAATTGTGAACAGAAAAGGCTTCTAGGTTAGAAGCAACAGAAACCAAGTGATTGAAACCACTGCCTTCTTTTCCTACGCCGCTATCCATTTGCAGGGCATCGCCAACAAAGATTACTTGTGTGTTTTCGCCTGTTCTGGTATAGATGGTATCAATTTCATGGAATGTATAGTTCTGGCATTCATCAACAATTACGATGGCGTTGTCAAAAGTTAGCCCACGCAAATAAGAAGAAGAAAGAAACTCAATCATTCCTTTCTTCTTCAATACTTCGTAACCATCGCCACGTTGCAGTAAATCATTAACAATGTTGATGTACGGCGTTTCAAAGATAGCCATCTTTTCTTCTTCAGTGCCGGGCAAGAAGCCAACATCCCTTGTTGCTACAGCAGACCTGATGATAATGATTTTCTCAATTTCCCTCTGCTTCAGTTTCCTTAATGCGTAGCCAAGTGAAATGAAAGTTTTGGCGCTTCCTGCATAGCCGTAACAGATGGAATCATAGCCTTCAATCAATGACCTGTAAAAGGATTTATGATTGTCGGTTTTAAGGGTCAAATGTTCATCGAAGTGATGGAAGATTGAATCAGAACCAGAAGAATTTGAATGACGTTTAGCCATTTGAAATTGCCTTTACTAATTGTTAATAGAGATTGTAAAGCCCTTAGAAGGCTTCATACCACTATTTCAGGCATTTAAAAAGCCACCAATGAAGGCGGCTTTTATTCAGAATGGCTTTACTCACATATCAATTTCATCTCTAAAGCCAATGAATGATGGGAAGCGGGGCTTTTCTTTTACACCAACTTTCTGATAGCGGTATTTGATTGTTTTGCCAATCAGTTCATCTTTATTATCCCAGAAATATTGGCGCTGTTCATCAGTAAAGCCAGTTCCAACTTCAAATTCAACGCCTTCAGTATTCTTAACCAGAATAGAACCCATAGTGCCAGCTTGAACCATGCCTTCTTTCTTCAGGCTTCTAGCAGTAGCACCAAGTTCATTGGTAAAGGCTTCATTCTGATTACTCATTTTCTCTGTAACAGCAAGAATAGTAGCTTCATCATCAGTAAAGCGCTTGAACTTCAAAAGACCGCCTTCTTTCAGAGTTGAACGCCCAAATTTATAGGGCTTATCCATTTTCCGAAGCATAATGCCCTCGTAGCCTTCATTTTCAACAACAATGGTTTCAAACTGAAGAATGTTATCAATATCATGCCCCATGAAAGATTCTACGACATGAATATTAGCAGGCAAATGGGCATTGATAATATGGCGGTAGCGGTCTTCATAGTCAGATTCACCTTGGTCATAAAGGTCAAAAACGTAATAATGAACATCAGGCTCGCCATCATGGCTCATGACGCCACTAACAGTTTTGTTATAAACATCATGGGCATTAGGTTCGCCAATAATCAGTTCGCCATCAAAGCCATTGAATTCTTCCTTACCAAACAACTCCTGTACGTGTTTGTTGGGAATCAGTTTCAATGTGCGGGAATAGACTTTGCCATCAATAATCAGGGCGCGAACGCCATCAAGTTTACGTGAACAAAGATAAGGGTAATCCTTCAGTTCACCCAAATTCTTAACAGTTCCGGCCAACATGGGCTTGATGGAAGGTTTTTCTGTTTTAGCCATTTTGTGGTTCTCCTTTTGTTTGCGAAAGATGCGGCAATAATAAAGCCCTCTGATGAGGGCTGTGGTTAAAGTTTGTAAAGGCTTCATCGCCATGTATGCTCTAGTTCTCGTTCAAGCAGTTTCAAGTTCCAATCGGCATCATTGAGGCTAAGAATAAATGGCGATAAGAAGTAGAAGGGCAAGCCCATGTTGAAGATAACATTATCATTCTTCCAGTGCATTTCTTCAATTCCGTCAAGAACTTCTTTCTCAATTGTGAAGAACTTGACAACGCCCGGCACTTGATAAGGCATACCCAGATTGGTATTGTCATTAGCCTGAATAGGAATCGCTTGAAACCATGCTTCAGCCCATGTAGTTTTAGCGTCTTGGTAATAGGGCATGTTGTTAAAGGAAGATGCGCATTTACACATTAAGAATGAATCTGCTAGGTTCTTAGTTCTTTTAACTGGCATGTAGTTTGTGTTTCTATACCATGAAGCCCCGTAGGCATCATTAACACTTGATGCTTCATTGTTGGCGTACCATTCTTTTAAAAAGAAGAAAACGTCCTTGTTGTATATAGAAGTGTTTTTAACACTAAAGCTAATAGTGGTTTTGTTTACAGCATACAAAGAAAAGTACAAGTTAGTAGATGAAAAAGCATGAAAGCCAACAGGCGAGCCAATTATCAATGTTCCTTCTGCTGTGGATTGATTCGTATAACCAGCTTCTTTATACTTACCATTGCCAATATCAAGCCTTAGAACATTCAATGACAAGTTCTTATTGTCAGTAGCGGGATAAGTTGTGGATGCTTTAATGTCAAGTGAAGGAATACTAACATTAGCGCCAACTATGTTAGTGTTTACGGTATCCTTGAAAAGCAGTTCCCTGTAGGATTTATGGGCAATAAAATGAACTTCAGTATTAGATGGCACTTTAACGATTCTAAAGAAGTAAGTATCACCGCCTTTCTTAAACTGCACTACACAAGCAGGAAAAAGAACATCTTCAATACTTGCCGAAAAGGTCATTTTAATGATTTTATCAGCCTCAATGTATTCAACATTTGTTACTTTCTGTTGTAAGGGATAACCATCATGAAAGTAAACATTGCCAACTTTATTACAAAGCACATAGTTATTCTGGGAAAGCTCTGAAGCTATCTTCTTAGTCAGTTTCTTGGGAAGAACCTGAACAGTTACATTATCACCAAATGCCATCGTTATTCATCCTCACATCTGATAAAGTAAGTGTTTGTATAAGTACCAACAGCTTTTGTGTGATACCACTTCTTACCATCAATTTCATACATTTTTCCAATAAAGTCTGCTTTGTTACTTATATTACTTGTTTTATCCTTATACCAGTTACAAGGCGTGAAGAATGGCATTACTTCAGTTTCCATTTTGTCTTTAACCATTATCGGATAGCTTTTGAAAACAGTTGCATCAGGGCTTTCTGGATTTGGAACGGCAATAGTATTGTTTGTGTTTGCAAAGCAAGGATAGTAGAGCGGATAAGTGGCTGCTTTAACAAGGTTTTCTCTCTTATCGTAATGAACTCTGTTTACAAATGAATTATGGTCTGAATATGTAACGTATTCGCCAGTTAATTGACCTTGTGGGTCTTGCATATTGTTAATAATCTCAAAAACAGAGTTTTCGCCATCATCTTTCACTCTAAGAATACAGAAGAAAGCATAGTTTCTTGGCGAAACACTTGCTTTAGATTTGTTGTCATATGTTTCCAAAGTGTAAACAAATGTCTTGTAGCCATCTAGCTCGCCACCAAGCAATGAAGCAAAACATTGTGAAACGGTTTCCCTAATGTAGTTAAAAGAATTTTGTGATTGGTACTGCTTCCAAAACTCATCACCGTTTACTGTAGCAAGAAAAACAGAATTTTCAGAATTAAACTTCAGCGACAAATTAACACCAAGAATATCGCTTATTTGCTTTGACCAGCCAAAGTTAAATGAGTAATAAATCCTTGTAAATGTTCCAGTTTTAGACAAATCATAAGACCTGTTTTCAAACTTCACTGTACAGGGAAAATCATAAAGAACAGAGTAAACGCCATCAGCAAAAGACAACTGGTAATACGGTCTAAAGGAAATATTGCCGCTTAAAGCAGCTTGTGTTTCAATTTCAACTTCAACACTTTTACCTTTCTCAAAAGTAATCTCAAATTCTTCACCAGCAACAAGTTCTGTTCTTGAAGATTCCGGTGTTACTTTAACGCTAGTAATTTTAGCAGTTACACTTAAACCTATATCACTTTTTCTAAGAATAGTTTTGAAGGAATCAGCGCCAAGCCGTGTGTAGTAAGCGTCAGAAGGCGTGTAAACAAAAGTGAACTTGCTAACACGCAAGCCATTTGGAATACTGATGTTCTGATAAATCTGGCATTTGTTGCCGTCTTCGCCAATAAAGAAATCTTCAGATGAAAACACCCCTAGCTTATCGCTTTGTGTTTTCACATGCAAAAGCCATAGGTTCAATGTTTCTGGGTCATTCTCATTTATAGGCGGATGGTCAATAATAACGTGTTCTAACATAAATCTGTTCCTTTTCTTTCTTTAATCTTCTTTTCTCTTTGGACAAGTTTGATAATCACGGAAAATTTCATCAGTTGGCATGTAGTGATAAGGTGGTGTGTAAGTATCTTTTTCATTGTTATTCCAACCAAAGAGAATACTTACATAAATGTAATTCTTCGTATTCACATTAACAACTTTGCAAGTTTCAGTACCATTCAAAGTTTGCTGTTCCGTGCCAGTATAAAGGGGCATGAAGAAATCCGGCGCAATAATAGCCCATAAATTAACAATAGAAGATTGCATCAAGAAATTCTTACTAACGGCATTTCGAGAATAACTTTCAACACTAATACTGTGAACAAAGTAATCAGCACTTGCTTTGGCAACATTGAAGCCATGAGTGTAATCCATAATCTTGTTGTCGGTATAGCTTTCAACCATAGCTGAACCATTGTAATCAGGTGTACCATAAGTATAATTTATCTGATAATCAATGGCTAAACAAGTAGTGCCATGTTGTATATAGTAAGGCGCTTGTAGAAAGAACCGCATTCTTTGTGTGTTACAGTCTTTCATGTAACCGCAACTCATAAACTGCGTTCCATAAGTATCACCAAATCTATAGTTACATGGCATTACTAATTGGAAATACTGGTCATCACCAAATAAATGCCAATGCCAAACTTGCGAAGTTTTGCCGACCACCCCACCAATAACAGTATTGGGAATAACTCTACGGAAAAAGCCCTTAACTCGGTCTAAACGCGGTGAATCGTATTGATAAGGCTCTTTTGGCACAATCTCAAAATCATCAATATTCTGCTGAAGGCTTTTACTCTTGTCATAGTTCCAAAGCACATAACAAACCAGAACACTTTGATTTCTGCTTCCTAATTGGTCTAAAGTATGCGCACTATTCATATAACCTGTATAGTTAGCAACATTACGGTCAGCAGGACAGTCCAGTTTGTTTGCAATAGCGGCGGGCACTTTGTTCTTCATCCAGATAATGTTCTCAAAATCCGTATTGCTTAGGTTTCTGTTAATGATACGAAAAGCTAAAGCATGAACACCATTCTTATACATATTACTGGGGCGAATAGCAAAGCCATCATCAACACCATCAATCTTTTCATTAACAGATGTTAATAGTTCCCATCCTAGTCCAGCCCGAATAAAAGAGCCCCGTTTTTGGTTCTGGATATCATGCTTACTTTCAAGAACAAAATCCAAATCCCATGTTTTACAAACCAGATTGTTGCCGTTCTTCTTCCAAACCCTTAGTTTCAAGTCTTCATCATAAACACCCTGAAGCCAAATACAACAGTTAGTAAGAACATCAGGACTCCCAGAGTAAGTAATATGAATTTCCTGCTTGGTTAAATCAGTGGCAATGTTTTCAACAATGCCTACTTTCTTACCGTTACCGCAAATCCAGTCCTTGATAACAGTTTCAGTTGTAAATAGTGAATCAACATCGCCACTATCAAATTTGTATATAGTAAGGTCAGATGAAGTTTTCAGAAGGCTGGAAAAGAACTGCCCTCTTGAACGTGTGTATTGTTTAGCCACTATTATTGCTCCTTCCTGTCAAATGTAAATGTGCCATCACTTTCTTTCTTCACTTTTAAAAACTCCCTATTCTTCACGGTTTCAGGTTTTGTGTAGTATTTGACTTGCTTATTCCAGCGATGCAAATCATCACCTGCTCGTACAGCATAATCTGTATCCTCATTAAACAGAATGAACTCATAAAAGCCCATAGAATCCGTAAAACCAAATTTCAGGATTCTATCTTCAGTTGAATCATTGGTAAGTTCAATTCTAATGCCTTCTAATCCTTTTCCTCTGGCATCGAATACAGTTCCGTAAATTCTCTTAAAACTTATTTCACCACTGTCATCTTTATTAGGTGACGTATCCAATCCTATGAGGTTTACATATTCAGCTGCGTAAAAAGAATAGAACTTAAACGGTGAAGGAAGAGTCTTTTCTACAGGTTTTAACGGATAAGTAGGTTTAACAACCCGGTTATAAAAATCTTCTTCTTTCTTGTTGGAAGAAATGAAAGTGAAGTCTAAATCTTTATAAGGGTTCTTATAAAAGTCATCTTTAGAACTTTTTCTAAAGGTAAGGTCAAATTGAAATAATGGCATCTTTTGAAAGACAAATTGAATAATGGGGCTTTGTAATTATTTCATGGAAGCTGTTTAGTAGCTTTCAATTTCTGTTCTTAGAAGATGAGAATGGTTGTTAAGTAGATTTATAGAGTTCTTACAGATGGCGTCTTACTTGTAAAAAACTGATGTTTTTCTTACATCTTAGAAGTATCTTAGAAGTGTCTTCTTTATGGCGCTTTAAGAACTTTTAAAAAACTCTTAACTCATTGATTTTTCACTTTTTTCACTTTTTAAAGTTTTTAATCTTAGAAGAGCTAGCGCTCATTCATTCTCTTGTTGTCCAT